TTACAGTTCATTTAAAACATTTTTCAAGAAATTATTGTCTTCTTTCAAAGCGTGTGAGTATATGTCTAAAGTAGTAGAAACTTTTTCATGTCCTAATCTTCTTGAAAGCGTAACTATATTTACATTCTTTGAAAGTAATAGAGTAGCATGTGAATGTCTTAAGTCGTGTACCCTTATTCTTTTAACTCCTGCTTTTCTCGAATAAGTGTCTATATCATGTTCAAATATTCTTTTTGTATAGCCCTCGAAAATTCTTGTTTTTTTGCTGGGCTTATACATAGTGTTTATATAGCTATCTATTATTTCCATTAATACGTTAGGACAGTCAATAATACGCTTTGATTTTGGAGTTTTAGGTGGAGTTATTACATCCTTTCTATTAATTCTCTGATAACTTTTATTTACAGATATTCTTGCATGTTTGAAGTCAATATCTTCTATACAAAGCCCTAAAAGTTCTCCTATTCTCAGTCCTGTATAAAATAATATATTGAATCCTGTAAATGATACTGGCTTATGTTCAAGTGACTTAATGAATCTGTTAAATTCTTCCACAGTCCATACATTCATTTCATCTGCGTTCTTTTTTCCTATAGTTCCAGCCACAGAACATGGATTTTTCTTTAAACCGTAGAATTTAACAGCATAATTCATAAGAGCTACAATTTGATTATTAATCGTTTTTAAATATGTTTCTGAATACCCTTTTTTCATTAGATCATTCTGCCAGTTTCTAATATCCAAAGCTTTTATATCTTTTATTTTAATATCTTTGAAATAAGGTAATATTTTAGTTCTAAAAACATGTTTTTTAGTTTCCATAGTATTTAATCTTAATCTTTTTTCCTGATCATTCATATAAGCATTGAATAAATTTTGAAACGTTATTTCAGTTGAACTTTCAAATGAGTTAATATAATCCCTTTCATAATCAAGGGCTTCCTTTTTTAAAAGAAAGCCCCGTTTTTGTACCTTTGTATTTTCTCCATTAATTTTGACATAAAACGAAACATTCCATTTCTTAGTTTTTTTATCTTTGTATGCTGGCATATCAATACCCTATGTTATAACGCTCATGAAAGTATCTTGCGTTTACTCGTCCTCTTTGTGTCATGTAACCTTTGTTTGCTAATTCTTTATTGAGTTTTCTTATGATAGAATATGCTGTTCCGTCTTTTACATCAATCAATTTCTTTATGTCATCATACTTATAAAATTCTTTTTTAGCCATTTTATTCCTCCTTATACCATCCTTTTACTAATTCAAAATTTTCATATACATTTCCACGTATATCTATATAGTCTAGATTATCATATAAATTTTGCATATGACTTTCGCCTATCAGTTTATATTCTCCTTCATCGAATATTACAACTTGATATTCTTCGTCATATTCGTTCCAGACAATGTCTTTTTCATAAATTTTATAGCCTTCGCTGTCTTTGCATCTTGTATACTCATTTATGATATAGTTTTTTTTATCTGTTTCATATATATCTCCCATTTCGTCAACTATTATAATATCTCCATTTTGAGATAAATAATGCTTGTTCGTGTCTGAAACTTTTATAAAATAGCCACTATCTTTATTCCAAATTCTATACTTCATTTTATTCCTCCAGTAATTCTCTGTTTTCATAGATGTTTCCTATCACCTCTAAATTCATATAGGCGAGGTATAGGAATTTATTTTTCTTGTATAAGTTTTCTTCTGATACAAAACAGCACATAAAAGCGGAAAAACTTCCATGCCATTTAACAATGGCTAATCTTCCTTTTTTATCTTTTAATATATCACCCTCGTATATCTCTGTGCCGTTCTTGTCTTTAATTCCTGTATACTGCATTATTTCAACATCTTCCAAAAATGTTGTTCTTAAAAGATATGCATCAATAATTTTGTTTTTTTCAAGATATTGTATAGATTTTTCAGAAAAATCTATTGTTTCAATATTTACTATTTTTTTATCTTCCTTGAGCCAAGCTCTAAACTTTATTTCTCTACTCATTTTCATCCCTCTTTTCGTGCCATTCAAGGCTACATTTTTTTATATATTCAGCATATTCTTCAGCCTCTTCTGTTGTTTGAAAATAATTGCCATTTTCATACATTTCATTATCAAATTTGTATCGGCAATCTATTTTGTCATTTATTTCAAGTTCGTGGTCAATGAAATAATAATAACTTCCCTTTTCTGCTCTCCAACGTTTTTTAACGCCATACTTTTCATTGATAGTTTTTACTTTTTCCTCTATCAATGCTTTTTCTTCTTGATTGCAAATACTTATATTGTCATCTCTGCTTTTTGCACTTCCTTTTATAAAGAGTTTGTTTGCTAATGAGAAAAATTCTGGAGAACGAAAAGATTCAACATTCAATTCTTCATCTTTAAAATTATTTCTTTTCAATATTTCTTCATTTTGTTTTGTAATTCTCCACGCCCATTTGTCAAAAACAGGCTGGAACTCTATCTCTAAAACATTTTCTTTTCCCATTACTATTCCTTCTCTTCCTTGATTTTTTCTAAAATTTCTTGATATTCTTTTATATATTTTTCTTTACTTTTTATTAACCATTCAGTATTTTTATTATCTTTCAACTCTAAAATTTCTTCTTTCAAAGAATTAATATTATAATTTATATCTTCTATTAATTCGTTTAAGTCTTGGTATTCTTTTACTTCATCTTCTTTAAATTCGTTCCCGTCATCGTCGTAATAATAAGTAACTGTTTCTTCTGTTAAATTATCCTTATTTACTATTTCTCCATTTACCAAATAAATTGATTTATTTTCATTAATATATTCTCCTGTCCAGTCATCTTCTATATATTTACTCATTGTTCATTCTCCTTTTTTTTAGTTTTGAAATTATTTTTTCCATTCTTTCTATCATTATGTGATAAAACTCAGCATTTTCTCTTTCAGGACATTCTTTTAATTCTTCTAAATAATATTCTTTTCTACTTTCGTGATAATCCAAAGCTTCTGATATAGATGAGAAACAGATTACTTCATTCTTATTTAAAATTTCTCCATTTTTATTATAAAAACCTACTCCAAATTTATAAGTAATCTCATCATTACCAAATACTTCCCCATTTACTATATAGATGTTTTTCATTTATTTTTCCTCCAGTGTCCATTTCAGACCCTCAATCAAACTATGAGTTTCAGTCCACTCATAGCTGTTGCAGTCTGATATTTTATCAAGCTTTTCTTCAAGTTCAATTATCTTATTTTCTATCATCTGTTTTGTTTTCATATCTAACACTCCAAAATGCATTCTAATAAAGTTATTTCAATGTTTAATTTTTCTATTTCTTCTATAATTTCTTTTTCTTTCTTTAAATCTTCAGCGTTCTTTTTCACTTTTGAAAGCCTCTCTCTTTCTAATTTTATCTTTTCGTAAATTGATTCTATTTGTTTTCTTGTTAACATTTATCCTCCTTGATATTTAAAACTGGTCTTCTGAATTGAACATTTCTTTCAGTTCTTCGTCTTCAGAATTACTTTCGTTTACTGTATCTGATTCATTAATAACTATATCATCTGTTGTGTCATTTATGTTGTTTTCATTATCAACATATTCGACTTCGACGCTATCTTTATTAACGTCTTTTATTACAGCCTGATCTGTTTTTAATGCAGTTTGCATTTCGATTGATAGTATACCAAACTTGCTAAGCAACAATTTTAATACGGTCTTTTTGGCCATGGCATTAAAATCTGTCTGCCAAGTTGATTTTTCTTTTTTGAAAGTTTTACTAAATTTCATACCGTGCTGTTCTACTTCTTCTTTACTCATTATGTTGTACTTTTCAAAACCGTTTATTGTCTGAAAATAAGCTACATAGTGTGTTATTTCATCACTAAGTCTATTTTCAAGATTATATTTCAGTTCATCTGTAATGGGATCATAGCTTTCAAATTGACCTTCATATATTACAGCAACATTTATTCTTTTGTACTGTCCTGTTCTAATAGCTAACTGCACAAATCCTTTATATCCCATCTGAAATTGTGCTTCATTTTTTTCATGCCAATTTCCTATTTCATCCTTATATTTTTTTTTATAAGGCACTATATACGCAAATCCCAAATTTGGATCTATTGGCAAATCTAATGTTGCAGCAATTGCTCCTGCTTTTAAGATGCTATTTGGGTCTGCCTGTTGAAGTTGAGCATTTCCATTTGTTGTATTGATAAGCGAAGTTAAAAAACCAGCTGCTTTATTTCCTAACATCTCCTGAAATTTCTTTTTAGTAACATCAGCATTTACTAATGCTTTTAAAGTATTCTTTCCTACATTGCTATTTTTCTTTGCTAATTTATTTGTATTATCCATTTATTTCACTTCCTTTTTTTCATATTTTAGTTCATGTTTTCTTATTACTGATAATAAATCATCTGTAGCTTCTTTGCTTAATCCACTAACTTTGATACAGATATATGTACCTTTTTTATTTGTATCTTCTGTTTTCGCTTCTGCTACTTTTTCTTCAGTAGCTTTTGCCACTGCTTCCTGTTTTTCCTGTTCCTTTTTTCTTTCCAGTTCTTCAAGTTCTTTTTGTTTCTTAAGTTCTGCCTCTTCCAATGCTCTTTGCTTTTCTTCTTCTGCCTTTTTCTTCATATTTTCTTCTGTAGCTTTGATTTCATTTTTCTTTTCAACAAGCTTTTTCATAATGCTGTCATATTCTGCAATCATTAAATACTGTACATCTTCAAAGCTTATTTTATTTTCTATTTCTTCATTTATTGCTGTTAATTGAGAAGTAATAAAGTTGTATCTTTTACTCCAGTATTCAAACTGTTCTTTTATTTCTTCTTCAATTTTTTTAAGTGTCATTGTCTTATTTTTCCAGTCTTCATTTACCGTAAACCACTGTTCTAGTAATTTATTTTCTGAAAAAATTTTTTCTTTTATTTTTCCTATTTCTTTTAACTTTTCTTGATATTCTTTTTCTTTGAAAATATCAATTTGCTCTTTTATGTTATCAGATAATGCTTTAGTATCTTTTTCTGCTGATTTTAGCTTTTCAATCAGCTTTTCAATATCTGCGTTAGCTTCTTTTTGAATTCTCTTTCTTTCTTCTGATATTGTTTTTTCTAATTTATTTAATTTAGTTCTTTCTTCTGTTGCAATTTTTATTTCATTTTTTGTTACGATCCAGCCACGATATTTTTCCTTAACCGCTGTCATAAAACTTTCAAGTTCTTCAATATTGCTTTCAATTTTTGCAGGTACTAAGTTTTTGATTTCAAACTCCACAACCTGCAGTTCATTTGCTTCCATATTTCCTCCTATATTTGTAATTTTCTTTTGTAAACTGGTTCAATATCATTAATGATATATGAATTGAATTCCAGTTCCTTTTCTATTATTTTTTTTATTGCTTCTTCATTCCTACGACAGATATATTTCTTTAAAACATGTCTGTCATTCTGAAAAGCAAGTTTTATATCTGCATATAATATTGCATATTGCCAACCTGTAACTGCTAGATAGTGTTGAATTTGTAACCAGTAATTTACAGGTATATCATCAACTGTGTATTTGCCTTTTTCATCTTTTACTAGCCAAATATCGTAGTACTGATTTGAGTTAAAACAAGTGGCTGTTTTGATTTCCAATACTCCTTTGCCATGCTCCTGATGTTCCAGAGTTCCGTCCAGATTAGCACTCATAAACGGATATTTTAGGCTTTCAAGAGTTTTTTCAAGTTTACCTACATTGTAGTTAGGGTTGTTTATTTTAAAGTGTTCTATAAGCAGATTTTCGCTTTCTTTTCCCCTGATAATAGCCTGATTTTCCGATAAGTCATCAGGAACTTTTCTTCCTGTTTTTTCTCTCCATAAGTCAACAGGATTTTTATATTCGTTATATCCCATTATAGTGGCACAATCAGAGCCGCCTATGTGCTTATTTCTTATGCCATGCCACTCTGTTTCATTAGAATAGCTTATTTCTTTGTATTGCATTATTCCTCCTACTTTTTCAAACTCCATTTTTCCTTTTTAGCTGTCTCAAGCACTTTAAATACTTCAGACTCGCTAATTTTACATCTGCTAGCTATTAATTTTGTCTCGTAAGGCAACAAATTACTATTTCTTAAATAAGCTAATGACAAGCTTAAATCGTGTAAAGTCTCAAGGAAAATATTCTGCAAATTTTCTGTCATTTTTCCACCTCTTATAATTTTTTTTTAGCAATCAAACTAAACAATCTCCCAATGTCACTTGATTGGTGCCCATCATAACTAGGGGCATATTCAATTTCTTTTACATTGAATAGATCCCAGTATTTCATCTGATAATGATAGGCATAATCGCCTTGAGGCGTAGTAATTCCTACAATGAAAAAGCCATCAAACATAGTACCATCGCTATGTCTCTTGCTTTTCCAACTGCTTTCTTTATATGTCTCGCATATAACTGAGAACAATATTAATCTGTTGAAGTATAGTTCACTCATGGAATGGTAATCATCTTTCAGATGACTTCCCATCCCATTTTCTTTTTCTTCTAAATATATTTTTCTTATGTTACTAACATAATTATTTTTTTTGTAATCAATTATTTTTATTTCTGTATAAGTAAATTTTTTTATTTCTCTATCTTCGATATTCGTGTTAAGCAAAAGTTTAACTAAATCAAGTTTTTCTTCTTTAGTATAATCAATTTTTTTATTCGGTTTGCTTATAGTCAAAGACTCTAAATAGATATTTTTATTTGATACAATTAAATTAAAATCATATACTATATCGTACCCATACATTCCGTAACTTCCGAACACATGAGTTTCTATTTTTTTGATTTCATATCTACCTTCTCCAAGTTCTCTCATTTTTTCTATTATTTTCATTTTTTATCTCTCCTTTAATTTTTAGTTATTTTTTTTAACCATGGATAAACTGTAATTAACAGTATTACCCATAATCCATTTGTTGCTAATTTTACTATTAAATCAGTCGAATAAGCTTTTGACTGATTTAAAGTTGCTGTTATAAAAAATATTAAGTACCATAAAATTGTTTTTCTGTTCATATTCTCCTCCTAAATTAATATCTTATCCAAACCCACAATCGCTTATGGGCTTGGTAAAACATTAATCATCAACTAATTGTTCGAAAGGCTTAAAAAATAGTCTTTCAATTCTCCTGTGCAAAAACAAAGATGTGCTCTATCGTTTAAAAAGTTAGCCCCAACAAAAGCGTTTATGAATTTTTGCCCGCATCTATCTAATCCTGATGTTATTGTAATTTTTTTTATTTCATCAAAATCATCGTCGCCACATCTATTGTCATTTGTTAATTTTTCAGGATACAGAAAAACTTTTGTATTACCATTGTTAGGGTTGATATACAATTCGATTTCTGCTAAATCTCTACCGTAAGTTACTACGTAAGTAGCATCGTTTAATAGTTTTAAAATTTTTTCCATTTTATCTCTCCTTTACTTTTTGAATAATTTTTTGATTCTGTTTTTCAGTTTCTTTTCTTCCTGCAATCACACATTTTATTTTTCCTACAGTGTGAATCATGTCAGGTTTTTTTATAATTTTTTGTAATTCTTCATTTCCATATTCTGACGGGCTTAATTCGTATTCATCGTATGTTCCTGAATACTCAAAGCCCTTTATTTCTTCTTCTGTGATGTCAGGAATTTCATTTTTTAATCTTTCAAATCCCCAGTCATAATATTCCATTTTGGCTATGCCTTGCTGTGGATAGCCAAAGCAGTTTTTCATTGCCCATTCTCTAATTTTTTTCTCTTTTTCTGTCATTTTCTCACTCCTTTTTAAAATCAGTTAACGATTGTCAACTTAAAAGCTAAAAAAAATAACTCTTCCAACTTCTATGAAAATAATATATCACATAAGTTAACGATTGTCAACTATTTTTTTGAAAAAAGTAACAAATGTTAACTGAAATGTAGTATAATTATACTGAAATTTACTTTAGGAGAAGAAATATGGAAGATTTTAAAATAAGTGATGAAGTGGCATTAGAATTTGGAAAATATTTAAAAGAAATCAGGGAAAGAAAAGGAATAAGTACAAATAAAGTTGAACTTCTTACTAATATAAAAAAAGCTGATTTATCAAGAATAGAAAATGGAAAGAAAAAAGTTATAAATGCTTTCTATTTAAAAGAATTTGCAAAAATATATAAATTAGATGTTTTAGACTTGCATAGAAGACTCGGTTTCATTGATGAAAGAGTTGCCAATATGAACAAAAAAGAAAGAATGAAACATGAAGAGTTTTTAGAGGGAGCTAATTTTTATTTCAATGATGAAAGTATAACTGAAGAAGAAAAAGAAAAATTAATAAATTCTTTAAATAGTATGTATTTTAGAGCTAAAGATAAAAAACAGGAAAGAAAAGCTAAAAGGGAAAAAGAAAAAAAATAAAATGGAGTGTCTGTGGATATATGAGAAAAAAGAACATAAGTTTAAGAGTAAGGAATCTTGTTAGGAAATATAATACTAGGAATCCATACGAGATTTGCAGAAAAATGGGAATAGATATAGCTTATGATGATTTAGGGAACACAGTAAAAGGATATTACAGAAGAGTTTTTGGTGGAGATTTTATCGTGATAAATTTAAATCTTTCGGACTGTCTTAAATTTTGGGTATTATTGCATGAATTAGGGCATGTAGTAATGAAACATGCAACAAGGGATATTTCGTTTATGAAGGATAATTTTTTAAATTTTTCAGACAAACTTGAAATAGAAGCACATGTTTTTACTGCTGAATTTTTGTTGTTGGCTGAAGAATTTGAATTTGTTCCGACAGAGGAAGAAAAAAAGATATTGAATAGAATAATGGAATTGAGAAATAAATACTAAAAAGAAAAATAGGGAAAATAAAACTGTAGATTTTATGTTATTAAAAGTAGCTGAAATATATTAGAGAATAAGAAAAGGAGTGGTCGAAATGACACAATTTATTTATGCACCAATTTTAAAATTTAAGGAGGGAGAAATTAAAGGTTATGGAAATTTAACTCCTTTTGAAAAAGAAAGGATATTTCCTATTTTTGATTTGGTCGATAATGTTTCAAAAGAAAAAATATTGGATAAATTAGTTAAAAATAATATAAAAAATATAGGATTGGATGTTTTTAAAGTTTTTGGGCAGACCAATTACTTATTCTTGAATGAATTGATTCAGTTATTAATAATAGAAAATTCTATTAATTTAGTTCCAATTGTAAATGTTAAAGACAATGATTTTAAAAGTATAATTGCTTATTTGAATTCAAACTTAATAGGTATACGAATACCTCTTCCACTAGAATATAATTCTCCTTTTAGAATACCTGACATTTTTGAATTTTTAGAAAATTTAAATAAAGATTTTTTCTTAATATTAGATCTTGAAGATGTTAAAGAAGAAAATTTAAATGTAAAATTTTTTCTTTTAGAAGATGCAATAAATAACTATAGAAATTATTTTAAAAATAAAAAACCAAATGTGGTTTTCTCTTCAAATTCTTTTCCAGAAGATATAAACGATATTGAAAAAGGTAATTGTGAATTTTTCTTCAAAAAAGAATTGGAAATTTATAATTTAATTAAATCAAAATATTCCGATATTAATTTTATATATTCTGATTATGGAGTTACGAAGTATGTTGAAAATAATTTAGATTTTCAAAAAATAGATAGTTCTAAAATTCTAGCTAAAATAAGATATACTCTTGAAGATTATTATTTAATTTATAGAGGGAAAAATGCAGACATAACAAATTCTAAAATAGGATATCGAACTTTGTCAAATATGCTTATAAATAGTGGATATTATAAAGGAGAAAATTTTTCTTTTGGTGACAAAAAAATAATGGAAATTAGCAAAGGAAATAAAGAAGATGGTGGAAAGGGAACGACATGGGTAATGATTTCCACTAACCACCATTTAACTCTTGTATTGAAACAGCTCGTTCAATAGTTCTGTTTTTTATTTTCATCAATACAAATTTTTTAATAATATTATTAGGTATATTTTCAGCTACTTTTTTTGTGAGTTCAAGCCTTGTCAATGAGCTCACCTTTTTTATTTTATTCTCTTTGAGAATTTCTTTCAGTTCATCTTTCCAAAGTAATTTTGACAATTCTAAATAATCTATGTTTTTATTTTTTTTTGGAGATTTTATTTTCCTTAATTTAAGTCCGTTTCTATTTTTTTGAACAACAAAAATACCAAAAAAATCGGGGACAATCTGACTAATTTTTTCAACATATTTTTCAGTTGTAACAATAGTTATATATTCAAAAATTTTTCTATAATATTCAATTTGATTTGGTAATCTTTCTAATGTATCTCGTTCACTTTTTATTTCGTATCCATGAAAACTTCCATTTAACACAGAAATATCTATTCTAGCGGTACTATATCCGCCAGAAAACTCATCAATTATAATAGTGTCTTCAGGATTTTCTATAAACTTTTTTTCTTGTAAAAAATTAGAATATAAAATTTTTCTTATATCTGAATCATATATATACATTTCTCTCTCTTTCAAAATAATATTTTATATTTAATTATATCATATAAATTACAAAAATGTTAAATATTTAGTGTTTCTAATAAATTTTATTTTTTTGAAATTTCTTTCAAATGAGGTATAATATATTAAAAATTTAAAGGAGTGGAAGAAATGGCAGCATTTATTGTTATATTAAGTATCTTTTTTGGGATAATATTTATTAAAGACAGAATAATTGAGTTAATTAAGTTCAAAGAATATACAAAAGAAATGTCGGTTAAAGAAGCTAATGAAGAAATAAAAAGCGAAAGAACACTCAGACAGAAAGGAACAATTTTTATTTTCTTTTTTCTTGTAATCCTGTCTTTTATTTTTATGTCACAAAGCAAAACTGAACAAAAAACAAAGGTAGAGACTAAAGTTGAAGAAAAGAAAGAAGTTGTTGAAAAAAAAGAAAAAATAGGAGAAAAAACAACGGATAAAAAAGCGGAAGAAAAGGAAAAAGATGTTTACAAGGAAATAGAAGAAGAAATAAAAAGCAGTTTTCCCAAAATTACAAGAGTATCAGCAGCAGAAAGCGGTGTTGTTATTGAAGCAAAAGCAAGAGATGCTTTTAATAAAAAAGGACTTGTGAAAGAAGTTTTAAAAGACGCCAAAAAGTATGCTAAAAAAGTAGATACACTGTACACAGATAATAATTTAAAGTATGAAAGCATAATTTTACAATTCTTTTATCCAATGACAGATGGAGTAAAAAGTGAAAATATGAAAATTATACAATTAAATTATAGCGATTTAGGTTGGGAACCAGTATATATTCTACGACCTTTCCAAGAAGCATTTGAAGAAGTTTTAAAATAAGGACTCTTAACCGAGTCTTTTTATTTTTAAAATAAGTTGACAATCGTTAACTTATGTGGTATATATATAATTGAGGTGATTAAAAAGTGAAGAGAAAAATATATGAAGATGAAGAGTTTTTAACTATAAAAAGAATGTACGAAAGAAAAGGGCTTAATTTGACAAAAATAGCAAAAGCTCTAGGAATGAGCAGAGAGAATATATATAAAGCTTTCCATAATAATTATAGACCTACAATAGATAAGGTTTTTAATTATGTAAGTAATTATGGATAATTTTTTATTTACACATTAAGTTGATAATCGTTAACTAATATATCGAGAGAAGCCCTCGTTAAAACTTTTAATTTTAAATCCTCATTTTCTATTTTTGAAATGAAAACAAGTGGAGCGTTTATAATTCGACAACCGTTTACGATAAAACGGAAAAGGAGCATTGGAAAGCTATAACATCACGACAGAAGTTAAAGTCGTTAAAACTTGCTGGCACAGACTCCTATAAAATTTTTATTGTTTGATTCTGATTTCTTTTAAAATTGTGCCAGTTGTTGTGGACTATTTCTGTTGGAAGAAAAGTCAGTTCGATTCTGACATAGTCCGTTGATATCAATAGCAGAGTTCCAGTAAAGGAACACTTGCAGACTCGAGACAATGCTTTAAAAAGTGTGAATTGAAAGGATTCTGCTAAAAATTCTTTAAAATGATTTTTTGAGTTGATAATTGCCCTTAATTGGGCTTATCTGCTCATACAAAGCAGAAATGAGGTTAAAATGGCAAATAATATAAGGTGTGAGTTATTTAATGACCATCACCAAAATTATAAACGCTATCACATACCAAAAGCACAGCTTGTGATTGCTGATATTCCTTATAATTTAGGGAATAATGCTTATGCAAGTAGTCCTGAATGGTATGTTGACGGAGATAATAAAAACGGAGAAAGCAACAAGGCAGGGAAAGCATTTTTTGATACAGACCACAATTTTAAGATAGCAGAATTTATGCACTTCTGCTCAAAAATGCTTGTAAAAGAGCCAAAAGAAAAAGGAAAATCACCGTGTATGATTGTCTTTTGTGCATTCCAGCAAATGCAAATGGTTATCGAATATGGTAAAAAGTACGGATTCAATAATCATATACCGTTAATCTTTATCAAAAATAGTAGTCCACAAGTTTTAAAAGCTAACATGAAAATAGTTGGAGCTACTGAATATGCCCTCGTTCTTTACAGGGAAAAATTGCCAAAGTTTAATAACAATAAAAAAATGATATTAAACTGGTTTGAATGGCAGAGAGATAATCCTGAAAAAGTCAATAAAATACACCCGACGCAAAAACCAATAAGAGTTTTAAAAAAGCTGATCGAAATTTTCACTGATGAAGGGGATACAGTTATTGATCCGGTTGCTGAAAGTGGGACAACTTTAAGAGCAGCAAAAGAACTTAAAAGACATTCTTACGGCTTTGAAATAAAAAAAGACATGTATAACTTAGCTTTAGAAAAAGTTATCAATGTCAAAGAGAAGGTGAAACAAATGGAATTATTTCAATAAAAAATCGGACATATAGTCCGATTCATATAGAGTTTTATAATTTAATTTATGTAACAATTATAACATATTAGCATATTAAAAGCAAGTAGGAGGAAGAAATTTTATGCGAGATATAAGAAAAAAGAACTGGTTTTGGATAGAAAACGGTCTTGTAGACAGGGAAGATATAGGAGCTATGGAAAAATTGATATATATGTTGCTAGCAAGATTTGCAGATCAGGAGGGCAAATGTTTCCCAAGTCAGGAAAGGTTATGCAAAATATCAGGAATAAAAGACTACAGAACTATAGTTAAATATATGGAATCCTTAGAAGAAAAGGGTCTGATATCTATCAAAAAAGAAAAAGGAAAGAAAAATACTTATTATCTTAAAAATGTAGAAGAAGTACCTGCAAAAAATGTAGGTGCAATAAATGCAGGTACAAAAAATGTAGGTGCAAAATTTGTAGAAGAAGTACCTGCAAAAAATGTAGGTCAAACAATACACAATGAACAAAACACAAAAAAAGAAAAAAATAAAAAAGAAAATTTCGACCATACTAAAAAACTTTTGAACTACATAGAAAATTTAGAGATTGATTCTGAAAAGAAAAAAATCTTTAAAGAATGGGTAGAATACAAAAAATCTAAAAGTCAGTACAAAGATACTAAATCATTAGATATCTTGATAAGAAGATTCATTAAATATTCCGTACAGGAATTAAGAGATATTGTAGAAAAATCTATCATGAATAATTACTCGGGAATTTTTGAACCTAAAGTAAATAATAAAACAGATCAAGAGAACAAAAATGAAATTTCAAAAATGACTCCTGAAGAACGAGAAAGAATGATAAAAGCTAAATACTTTGGAGGTGCTTAAAAAATGAATCATAGGACTAAACTGGAATATATGCTGCTTGGAAGACTTATGGTCTTCCATGAAAATATAGAACTTGCACTTGAAAAAGGCTTAAAAGCTGAATGGTTTTCGAGGGAAGAACTTCGGAAAGTATTTATTCAAATGTTGGAAATGTATCAAAATACAGGTCAATTTGAAATCTCTAGTATAGAAATTTCTGATGAGTTATTAGATACTCTTTACGACTATGGTTCTTTTATAACTTTAGTAGATATTGCTATAAGAGAGCTAAAAAAAGAATATCAGAAAGACTTATTTGAAAGCAAAGTAAAAGAAATAATGAGTAATGAAGAACTTACTTTGGAGCAGAAATCTTCTGAAATCAGGGAGTTATCAGAAAAAATAAACGAGGAAGAAGATGAAAACTATAAAATTTTAAAGCCTCGTAATCTGCTTAGTAACTGGTCAGAAAAGATAGAAAAAAAGGTTATGAATGGAGTGAGAAGTCCTTTTACAAACATGCAGAAGTATTTCAATTTTTTAGGTGGTCAGCTGATCGTAATTGGTGCAAGACCTTCAATGGGAAAAACCGCATTAGGGCTTACATTTTTTAAAGAAACAGCTAAAAGGCATAATTGCTTATTTGTTAATCTTGAAATGAATGAAAGTGAAATAACGGAAAGACTTTTAGCAAGTGAAGCAGATGTAGCACTTAACAGGCTAAGTTTCAGAGAACAGACAGATAGGGAAACTTCAGCATTAAGCAGAGCTATAGCAACTGTTGATAATATGAAATTTGATGTTCTTTACTGCCTAAAAATGGAATTTGAAGTGATTGTTAATAAGATCCGTATTGCACATAAGAAAAATCCTTTTAAGCTTATTGTAATTGACTATCTTACTATGATGAGAAGTGGAAAGAAGTTCCAAAATAGAAATTTGGAAGTCGAATATATGGCAAATGCACTTAAAATGCTTTCAAAAAAACTTAACACTTGCATCATAGTACTTGCACAGCTTAACAGAAGCAATGAAGCAAGAACTGGAAAAAATAAAAAGCCTGAAATGTCCGACTTAAGAGATTCAGGAGGAATAGAACAGGCAGCGGACATTATAGGTCTTCTATACAGAGAAGACTATTATGATGAAGAAATGAAAAACGAAGACTTTGTATTTTTGGAAATGTTGATAAGGAAAAATAGGCAGGGAAGAACTGGGGACATAACATTTGGATTTCAGAAGTCAAGTCAAAGAATAAGTGGAGGTAAAGATGAAAACTAAATATCAGATTATAACTGAACTAGAAGACAGGAATATCAAAATCGACAAGGAAATAGATAAATTAATACAGGAAAAACTGAACAACAAAGAGAAAATAGAACAGTTGAGCAGTTTTAATAAGGATTAAAATGGTAAAGAAAAGCAAAAAGCAATTAGTTTTGGACGAGCTGAAACAATTTGTGAGAGATTCATTTAACAATTTTGACTTCATGGTAAGTCCTGATTACTTTGCTTTGAGATTTTCAACAATCAAAAAACAAAGTAAACATTTAAGATTTATCAGTGATGAAAATATTATTTTTTCTGAAATATTGGGAAACTTAGATGAAAATTTTATAAACGAAACAGTATTTTTTCAGACAATAATCAATAAAATGAATTTTGTTTTTCAGAAAATAAAAGACACTACATATCTTTTCAGAAACGACTTTATAAATTCTGAAATTATAGAAAAAGCTAAAAATATTTATTATAGCTTTAATGAAGATGTTAAAAAATTTGATGATATTTTCGGAGCATATCTGTCTTTATATGTTTTGTCAAAAAAGAACAAGGAGCTTACAGAATACAGGGATGAAAAAGGAAAACAGATTGAAGAAATGTACAAAAATGACAATTTTCTAATACATAAGTCAATTGTCGTTTTTGAAAAAATAGATAAAATATCCACTGACAAAATCTGGAATGGAACTTTAGACTGGAACTGGAGGAGAAATGAAAGGAAAAGTTTGGACAAAAGAAGAAATAGAGGAATTGAGGATTTTCAAAACAATTGAAGGATTTACTAATAAGGAAATTAGCAACATTTTAGGGAGAACGGAAGCATCGGTTTTTTCTAAAACTAAAAAATGTAAATTTTTAAAGTTTGAGAACTGGACAAAACAAAGTGATGAATTACTTAGAAAATATGTCTTCAATACATATCGTAAAATAGAAGAAATTGCTAGAAAATTAGAGAGAACAGAACTATCTATAAAAATAAGAATGAGAGAGAGGTTTGGAAGCGGCAGTTTGCAAAAACTTAGAAATGAAAGTTTTTTAAATAGAGCAGAAACTAGATTTAAAGAAAGTGAAATAGAGTTTTTAAAAAAAAATTATTATAAAAAAGGTGCAAAAGAATGTGCAAAAATTTTAAAAAGAACAAGTGGAGCTATAGAAAAAAAAGTTTACAAATTAAAAAAACATGGAGTTAAATTTGAGGAGCAATTTATTCCAAGATTTAACGGAAAGATGCGGGGATATGTGATTTATTCAAACAAAACAGGAAAAATAATAAAAAGATATAACACTCTTGAGGAATGGGCGAGGGGATAAATATGCAAAAGATAAAAGTAATAGAACTTTTTTCAGGAGTTGGAAGTCAAGCGATGGCATTAAGGAACTTAGGGATAGACTATGAAGTTGTAGAAATAAGTGAGATAGACAAGTTCGCTATTAAAAGCTATGAAGCAATTCACGGCAGAGTACACAACTTTGGAGATATTTCAAAGATTGACAAGTTGCCTTATTGTGACTTACTTACATACTCTTTTCCTTGTCAGGATTTGAGTATTTCGGGAAAGCGGAAAGGAATAAGCAAAGGCACGAGAAGTGGACTTCTGCTGGAAGTCGAAAGACTGCTTCTGAAAGCAAAAGAAAACGGAACATTGCCAAAGTATCTTTTGCTAGAAAATGTTAAAAACTTAGTTGGAAAGAAATTTATAAAAGATTTTGAGCGTTGGCTAAGTTTCCTGAACAGTTTGGGATATTACAGCAATTGGGAAGTACTTAATGCCAAGGATTACGGAATACCTCAAAACCGTGAAAGAGTTTTTGTTGTTAGCAGTCTTGAAAATATTCATTATGTTTTTCCAAAAAAGCAAGATTTAAAAATCAAAATGAAAGACTTGCTGGAGGAACATGTTCCGGAAAAATATTATTTGTCAGAAAAAACTTTAAAAGGATTTTTAGATGAAAGCAATAGAAATGGATTTATAAGATCAGATAAATTTAAACCTCATTCAGAAAATTCTAAAATAGCTTTTACTGTTAAGACAAAAGAGGGCAGTAGATGTACAGATAATTTCATAATACAACTAGGGAATTTGAAGAATACAGAAAGTTTTGGTGGGAATCCACACACAGGAAGGGTATACAGTCCTGATGGGATAAGCCCTTGTCTTAACACAATGCAAGGTGGTGGACTTGAGCCGAAAATTTTGCAAAAAGCACATGGATTTAACAAAGGTGGAGTAAAGGAAAATATATTTCCAGCTATGACATCAAGCTCATGGCAAGAGAATAACTTTTTAGTAGAAAATGTTGAAATTTCAAAAAAAAGGAAAGACATTAAAGAATACAACAAAAAATGCAAATATTGTGGAAAGAAACTTGAAAGAAAACGTTTTAATGGTAGATTAGAAGATTTTACCGTGTTTAAAAAACGGAATTATTGTGAAAGAGAATGTATGAGAAAAGATTACTTAAAAGTTGGAAAAAACAATCAATCTTTTTCTAATTCACATACAACAGCAAGAAACATTAATAAATTGATTTTAAAAAAAGATTGTTGTGAAAAGTGTGGAAGTACAAAAAACCTTGATATACATCATGTTGACGGAGATTGGCAAAATAATAATTTAAATAATTTAATGTGTTTATGTAGAAGTTGTCATATTAAAGAACATAGGTCCAAAAATAATGTTCGTATAAGAAAACTAACTCCTTTGGAAGTTTGGCGTTTAATGGGATTTAGTGATAATGATTTCTATGCTGCAAAGTCAACTGGTATATCTGATGCACAACTCTATAAACAGGCAGGAAATTCAATTGTTGTTACTGTTTTAGAAGCAATATTCAGGCAGTTATTTTTAAAAAAGCATAACAAAAAACAGGGAATAATTGCTGAACAAATTAGCTTGTTTCAAGGAGCAGGATAATGAAAAGAATAAAAATATATTTTTTGGAAATTGTCGACTTGAACGATGGAGTACATCAGATAAAGTCTGATAACTATGAAAAGATATGGGAATTTGTAAAAAGGCACAAAGGAGAAATAAAAGCACTACATTCAGGTAGTAAAACAGTTTCAGAAAAGAAATTCGAGGAAATGAAAAAAGAAGAAAATTTTAAATAGGAGTGAAAATGATTAAACTTGAATTACCAGTTTATTGGGAAACTAGAAAAAACAAGCTTGAACTAATGAGTCTGAACTGGTATGGAAAAGCAAATAAATTTGAACGGAATAAAATAAAAAAGGAATATCATAAGTTAATAAAAATACAATTGCTTAAGAATAAACAAAAATTTAAAGGGAAATATCAAGTTACTTACAGATATTTTTATCAAAATTCAAAAAGTGATTTAGACAATGTTGTGGCAGTTATTGCAAAATTTCTGAATGATGGCTTAAAAGAATTAGGAATAATTGTAGATGACAGTGTTAAATATTTAGTCAATAGTCAACTGATAGTTGATAGTTGCGATAAAAAAAATCCAAGAATGGAAATAGAAGTGAAGGAAATAGAATGACAAATAAACAGATTTACAGAATGGTTGAAATGGTAGGAGAATTTTATAGAGCAGTAAATGATGGAGAATATATAGGAACAGGAAGTTATAAAAATAAATTGAGAAAAGAAATGAGAGAAGATATTTTTCATGAAGAACTAACTGAATTTTTTAAAGCAGTCAATATGGAAAATGAGAAAACAAAAAGAAAAGAACAATTAGACGCTGTTTGTGACATGTTTTATGTTGCCGCTGGGAATTTATTGGAAAATAGCAAAAGTATTGAACATGCTAAAGCTAGATGGCTTAGAGGTGGAATTTGGGAGACAACAACAGCAGAAAAAATGAGAAAAAGAACAGAGTTTTCTATTGAAACAGTTTTTGAAGCTTTTAAAGAAGTCCACAGAAGTAATATGACAAAGGTGTGCAAGGACGGAACAGTATTAAGGCGAGCAGATGGAAAAATAATCAAGCCTGATACATTTGAAGAGCCAAATCTGGAAAAATTTTTATAGGGGGTGGATGTTTTTATGAAATTTATTGAAAAAATATTGAGAAAAGTAATAAAAAGAGAAACCACATACTTTGTAACATATTCAGGAGAATATGAAAATACAGGGATTACATTTACTTCGCAAGGTGTAATTACTTTTAATGTGAATAGAAAAATGAGCTTTGAGGATTTTAAAGAACTCAGGACAAAAATGGAAAATTTGATGAAAGAGGATATTGAAGAAACTCAAAAAACAAAAGTTAAAAATATTATTGTTACGAACATAATAAATATTAAAAAATTGTAGGAGGATTACAGATGAACGAATTAATAAACATAGAAGCTAAAAATACATTGACAAGTTTAGAAGTGGCGGAGATAACAGGAAAAGATCACAAAAATATTTTAGCTGATATTAGAGACGAAATCAGTAAACTAGGGGAAGAAAGAGGACGGCTAATTTTTCAGCAGTCCTGTTATACAAATTTGCAAAACAAGCAACAACCAATGTTTCTTTTAAATTATAAGGGAGTATTACAACTTGGGGCAAGATATAATGCTGAAACAAGATTTAAACTTATCGAAAAGATTGAACAGCTACAAAAGCCGATGACAGTTGAAGACATGATAATAATGCAAGCAAATGAAATGAAATCGGTTAAGCATAGAATAGATGTTGTTGAAAACAAAGTTGATAATGAAATTAGAATTGATCATACAGAACAGAGAAAATTGCAGAAAGCAGTATCAATCAGAGTTTATCAAAGATTAGATGTAATAAATTCAGATAAAAATTTAATGTTCCCGGCAATCTACAGAGATTTAAAGGACAGATTTGGAGTTGCAAGTTACCGTGATATTAAGAGAAAAGATTTAACCGAGGCGTTGGCATACGTTCAAAACTGGATTGAAAGAGCGGAGTTGAGAGGTGCATAAAATGATAACAAAAGATCAGAGAATAAGAATTGAATGTATAAAAAACAAATTAAGAACTGAAGGAAAAATAGAAAAAGACGAGTATCTTTTTTGTAAAATTAATATAAGATTTTTTGAAAATTTAAAATTTAAGAAAGTTAGGAGAGCAATGAAAAAATGGCAACGGTAGAGATAGATAGACTGAACTGTGAAATAAGGTTGCTGTATCCGACTAATGAAAGTGTCAAAAAACTTGAAGAATGGCAGGAGGAAATAAACAACTATCCGATTAAAATCATTCCTCAGAACACAATAACAATGGAGCAAATGAAACTGCTATATGTTCTTTTTAAACAGTTCAGCGAGGGTATAGAATGGTATGACTTGGGGTATACAAAAGACTATTTAAAAGATATGTTCAGCGGAATATATGAGATTGGAGAGTTCAGTTTAAGTCCATTTAAGAAAAATCCGTTGACACTGGAACAGGCTACCGAATTTATTCAGTTCATAATAGAGCATGGAATTGAAAATAATATAAATCTTTATATCCAGGACAAAAATACAGGATTAAAAAGACATATAAGGGAGATAGTACCTGATATTCAGAGATATATAATCAGATGTCTGAGGGAAAGAGTATGCTGTGTATGTGGAGAAAAGCATGACTTTAAGAATGGAAAAATAGTGGACTTGGAACATTATGACAATATCTCCAGTACGGCTACAACTTATGATTTAGATGATGGACTACAGAGCAGGTTTTTAACTTTATGCAGAAAACATCATATGGAAATACATAATATACCAAAAAAAGAATTTATAGAAAAATATATCCTTGAGCCTGTATGGTTAAATGAACAGTTAGTATATGAATTGCTTGACAAATATCCGAATCACTTTAAGCTGTTCAGAAAAAGACTTAAAGAGGGATACTATGAGGGAATAATTAGAAAGGAGAAGTAATGAAGAAAATATTAGATGCTTGCTGTGGCTCAAAAATGTTCTGGTTTGATAAAGAAAATAAAGACACTATATTTATGGATAATCGATATTATGAAGATACATTGTGCGATGGCAGAATTTTGAAAATAAATCCTGACATTATTGCTGACTTTAGACATATGCCTTTTGAAAATGAAAGTTTTTATCTAGTTGTATTTGATCCACCACATTTATTGAAAGCAGGAGAAAATTCATGGTTGGCCAAAAAGTATGGCAAGTTGAAATTGGACACATGGAAAGACGACATAAGGCAGGGCTTTAATGAATGCATGAGAGTCTTAAAAACAAACGGAACATTGATTTTCAAATGGAATGAGGAACAAATAAAATTAAATGAGATTTTGGCCACTATTGATTTTAAACCATTATTTGGTAACAAAAGAGCCAAAACTCACTGGCTTGTGTTTATGAAAGAATAGAATAACAACCATTTTGACGACGTCAGCAAAATGGTATAAGCATTTAAAAAAAGGATTTAATCGTTTTGCTGATGTTGGAAAAACGATAGAGAGGAGAAAATAAAATGGTAAAATTTTTAAAAATATATTTGTTAGGATTTGCAATAGTTTTTTTGTTTTTAACAATAGTCGCAATAATAGGAAAAATAAATGCATATAGAAGAACTAAGAGATGGAACAGTCATAAATTTGACTGGAAAAGCATTATATATTTTTCACTATATAGTTTCGGATTCTTTGCTATATGGTTACATGACACTATTGGAGATAATTTTTATATATAAAAAATAACAGGACAATGGCAGTTGAATATTTTTGGTCTTAAAGTTATAATATCTCTATGTAACAGAAAGGAGAATTTTATGAAAACTTTTAATATGGTTAAACTGAATACGGATTTGTACAACAAATACGAAAAAGAAAAAGAAATTTTATTGGAATATTCTAAACACAGTATTTTTCTTGAAATAGAACTCTATAAAAAGAAAGGATATACTGATAAAATGATACTTGAAGTAGAAAAACTGTTGATGAGATTTGAAATAGATGAAGAAGCTTTAAAACAGTATCATGATTTCATAAGCAGATTTGATAACTATAAAATTTAATATTTTAAAAAGAGACCGAAAATATTGGTCTTTTTATTTTAGAAAGGAAGGTAAAATGAATAAATACACATTATACACAACAAACAATTGTAATGTCTGTGACAGAGTGAAAAGCTTAATTCAAAGGCAGGAACTTAACATTGAAATTAAGAAAGCAACAGAAGAAGAAGTAAAGGAATTCAGGTCAAAGAAAATATTGAGTTTCCCAGTTTTAACAGATGAAACTGGAGAAATAATAAATTTTGGATTACAAGCTGGATATTATATAGCAGAAAATATTGCAAAATTTAAGAGCTAGGAGCGAAAATATGAAAACAAATTTTGAAAATGAATCAAGAGCATTTGCTGTAATGTTGGCTGGAATGCTTGAATTGAAAAAACAAGGCTATACAGATGAAGAAGTGCAAAAAGCAGTAGGAATTTTCAGTAATAACAAGAATAATGAGCATTCGAATGAATTATATGACATTATAGAAAAGTTATTAGATAGAATAGAAAACTTAGAAAAAAGATTAGGAGTGAAAGCGTGATAAAAATAGTTATGATTTATTTTTTTGGTGTTATTTTAACTACACTTGCAGCTTATATTACTGATTTGTGTAATGAAGATGAGGAAATAGAATGGACACTAAAAAGAATTATCAACTTGATATTTGGAGTGATAGTATTTTTTTTAATGATTGTTGTAATCAGGAATTGGACATTGGAAGTAAAGAAGGCAACTACATTTTTAGAAATAATAAAGACAACACTTATTAATACTGTTTACTTTTTACTGCTTACAGTCTTTGGAAATGCAGTAGCAAAAAATATGACTAAGATAAAAGCTGGACTTACTATAGCACGTTTAAGAAAAATATGGAGAGAAAACGAGGAGGAAAAGAGATGAAAAAAATATTATTAGGAATTGGGATAATAGGAATATTGGGAAGCTGTGCGAACTGGGAAGATACAAAGAAAGATTGGGAGAGCAGCACAGAAGGATTAAAAAGAAAAGTTGAGGTATACACTCTTGATGGCAAATTAATAAAAACATATGAAGGTCTTATGAGAGTGAGAAGTGCAAAAGAAAGCAGCATGGTATCTCTTAATCTTATAGAAGAAGGAAATAGAAGAATTATGATAGATAATGCTATCGTAATAATTGAAGAGAAGTAGGAGGATCTATTTTGAGCAGAAAAATAGCAATAAGATGCAAAACTTGCGGAAACACTTTGGGAACATTTGAATTTAATGGTTACATCACATTTGATTACAAATGTAAAAAGTGTAAGCAAAGAAATACAGGAGTAATAAGAGAACATAAGAAGAGATGTGAAAAAAATGGATAAAAAAACATTTTTAAACAGAATGGCAAACAATATTGAAATTATTGAAAGTCATATAGGTTGTATTGAGTCAATTTTTTTCACAAAGAACCATGTCCAAATAATTTCTGAAAAAGTGAATTTAAAATATAATTTTCAGAAAAAAAAACTAGAAGCAATAGATTTTTATTTTCCTTGTGTTTCTGTATTGAAATATGTTGAGCATATTCTGAACGAAAGTTTAAAAGAAAAATTTGATTTGGAAATGGAACTTCAAAAAATTAGGTGCAGCATAAGAGGAATAGCAAAAATAAAATTTAACGGATTAACAGAAAAATATGCAATAGAAGAAAAAATTGAAAGTTTGATAAAAAAAGAAAAAAATGAAATTGAAAAGATAGGTGTTAAATAACCACCTATTTTTTGAAAATATGATATAATATACAACAGGAGTTGATACAATGATTGAAACTGAAATCCAAAAATTTCGTAGAGAATTTTTTGAAAGTCTCTCGGAAGAAGGTTATAGAGTTTATGAAAAATTTAAAACTGATTATTTAATGAAAAAACATCCAGAACAAGTAACTCATAGAATTGTGAATTGTTTTGTTATTGATGAATGGGAAGAAAGAGAAATGATAAAATTATTTTGGGAAAAACTATCAAGGCGTGAAGTAGGGCTGTACTTAAAAAAATATTTTGAAAAAGAAGAAAAGAAGGAAGAAGAGAAGAAAAAGAAATTTTCTTTTTTAAAAAAGTTTTTTAAAAAAAAGGAGAGAGAAAAAAAATGCGAAAGGCAAAAGGAAGAAATTAGTTGGTTAAAAAACTGCAGGAAATAGATGAGTACATAGTGATGGACTTAATAATAGATAATTTTAATGAACATCTATTAAACAATGCTTTTAAAGTAGATACAACATTGTCACTAAATTATAGTGACAGGATCATATATATAACAAAAAACATAATTGTAGGAAATCAAAAATACTTAAATACTTTGATAAACTATAACAACACATATATAACAGAAAACGGATATGATAAACTGACAGAAGAAGAATACAAAGAAAAATGTCCCAATAACGAAGTCAGAAGTTTAACAGATTCAGGAATTAATGCAGAACAAATGATTTTATATATAATGACAACGGGAAAAATGAAAAATAAGCTGGAATTTTTTAAGGAATTTTATAAAGAGGATCTGAAAAAAGTAGAAAAATATACTAAAGATACTTTGAACAAAAAGCCTGAAATGCTGGAATTATTACAAGGAACTCAATTTGAAATGGAATTTCAGGAATTCATAAACAACAACTACAAGGGAATTGAAAAGATAGACTTTGAGGGATTAGCTGACAGATATAGAATTAAATATAATAAATTTAATGACACTTATACAGTGCCTTCGGGGTTTGTTGTTTTTTTTGAAAATAAGACAATAGAAATGTTTAATAAGCTTGAGAGCTTTAATCTAAACTTTGGACTGTTACATGGCAATCTTAAAAGGATTGACGGATATTTAAAAGACATTGAAAATATACAAGAAGAATCAAAAAGAATATCAGAAGAATCAAAGACAATAAAAGCAGAGAATGAAAATCTGAAGAAGATTAATGATTTTCAAAAAGCTAAAATTTTGGATTATGAGAGTGGGGAAAAAGACAAGCTTATAAAAGAGTCACAAAAAGAAATAAATTACTTATATGGACAAATAGAAAACTTACAGGAGCAAATAAAAAATATAGAGCAGGATGAAAATAATACAATTGAGGAAAATATAAAAATTGAGGAAATAGAACAGCAGGAAGAAAAAGAAAAAACAGAACTGCAAAATAAAAATATTATCGTGTTAGGGGGAAAATGGAACTCTAAAAATAGAGGAGAAGTAGAAAGCTATATTGATTCTAAAAATGCAACAGTGGAATTTATTGAAGCTAATAAGATTTTTAGAAATAGCGAAAAGATAGCAAATAAAGATATAGTTGTTTTTGATACTTCTTTTAATTCACATGCAGCATATTATAAAGTTAAGAGCATTACAGAAAATTTAATGTACATAAATAAGTCAAATATTGAGGAAATAAAAAAGAGCCTTTAGTGGCTCTTATTTTTATTATTTTGCTTACTGGGTTTTGATTCCAGCTTAATTTTATAAACTTATTATTTTTATATAGCACTTCTATGTTACTTTTGTTTATGAAAAAATTAAAGTCACTTAATTGGAATTCTCTGTATTCAATACTTTCAGTCAGAAAATCACATATTTCTGCAGTACACACGAATTTTCTCCAGTCTTTTCTTATTTCTATTTCTATTCTTTCCTTTAAAATTTCTAATTTGTTCATCTTAATCACTCCTCTAATTCAATATAATTTCTAAGTTTTTGTTGCTCAAAACATAATTGCAACAGCTGTTAAAAAGCTCTATTGTTTTCATGTCATTTGTCCAACAAGTTAAATAATGTAAATCTTCTATTATAGTGTTATTGTTTTCTATTTTTGCGTTTTTAAAATTTTCTTGTAAGTCTGTCATATAGTCATCTGTTAAAAAGTCTTTACAAATAACTAAAGTATTTTCATCTTTCAATATTTTCTTTATTGTTCTCTTATCTATGTTTTGCCCTATTCCTTTAACTTTTATTTTCATTTTATTTCCTCCTGATTTTTTATAACCTCAAAGCCCCCCGGCTTTTTTTACATTGTGATAATACTGTTGTTTTCTAAATCTTTAATCATTCTCACTAATCTGTATTCTAATGCTTTCAGAATCAAATCAAGTGCATTATCAATTTTGCACTTATTTCTCAAAGCTCCGAACATAAACGGAGTAAGAAACTTTATATGATATTCTTCGTTTTCAATGAAATCTTGAACTATACAGTATTCTCCTTGACTTCTGAAGAAAACTTTATAATTTTCTTCGATTATTTTTGCCCCTCTTCTGTGATAGTCTATATTTAAAAGATTTGTATTTTTCATTTTTATTTCCTCCTGATTTTTTATTTTTAATATTCTGAACTTTCTTGATATTCAACGTCGGCTATGTATCTTCCTGCTTCGTCAAATACTCTTCCATATTCGTCTATTTTTAGCTCTATTTCTTCATCCCAAGCTTTTTCACATGCCGCTCTGTCTTCTTCTGTTTTGTAATTTTTCACGTTCCAGTAATTCAATGTTTTCATTTCCATCATCTCCTATTTTTTTATTGATTTTTTTTTTAGGATTTGATAAAATAAATTAGGTATTTTAAAATGTCGTGGTAGACTATTATTTTACCTTTGAGCAGTTCGCTTTGGTCGGTGGAGCTGCTCTTTTATTTTATCTTTCCTTCATCTTGACACTATTATAACTTATTAATTTTAATTTGTCAAGCCTTTTTTAAAATATTTTTTGAAAATATTTCTTAAATTTTCTCAAATTCAATATTTTCAAGCTTTGCAATCTCAAAAAAAATTTTTTTGACTGCTTCATTTTTTCTTAAATTATATTTTTTTGTGTATGTATCTAAAATATAATTTAGCTTTTTATTTTCTGCTGGGCTTACTCTATAAGTCAAAAATCTTTCAGTTTTTTCCCCACTCCCTTTTTTACGTCCTGCGTTTTCTGCCCGAGGGATTCCTCTCGGTCTCCCAACAGGTCTTTTTTTTTGCATTTTTACCATCCTTTCAACAGCAATAAAAATAATATTATTATATATATTATTACTGTTATTGTAGTTATTTTTTTATGTTTTTTGTAAGTGCAAAGACTTAAAAAAAGTCCTGCACTTATTACTAAAATTGACATATATTTTTAAAAGAGTTATAATATAGGTGACTCAGGGCTTAAAGCCCCTCGTCACTGAAGTTCTAAAAGAAAATAATTTTTATTAATCCGATAATGGCGGTTATCAGATTAATACAGGCGATTGCTAGTAGAATTTTATTGTAGTTGTCGCCTTTTTTTATTTTCTTTTTTCGGGTGATATATCTTCTATATCTTAACCCTTTCATTTTTTCACCTCCTCCTCGCCTTTGATGACACTATTATAACTTATTAATTTTAATTTGTCAAGCCTTTTTTAAAATATTTTTTGAAAAATTGTTAGAAGTATTGATTTTAATAGATAAAATTAATAAAAAAATTTTTCGTTTGAAATTTTTAAAAAAAGATAAAACTATTGAAAAAGATTAAAAAATGAGGTATAATATATACAAATGTGAAAAAATAACAATAAAATAGATTTTGAAAACAAAATGTAAAAATTTTGGTGAGTTGTCTTAAAAAGACAAAAACTCTTTATTTTAAAAGTCCACAGTGGGGACATAGTCGTAGTAATGCGATTGTGTCCCTTTTTTTATTTTCATCACATTTAATCATATTTTAATTCAAAAAAGAGTTTAAAAAATAACAAGAAACGGTTGAGGTCGGAGGGAAAGCAAAACATTTAAGAATATCTAAAAAAGGGGGGGTATTTGAAGATGTATGGATAATCAGAGAGAAAAGATAAGAGCAGAATATGAGAACGGAGCAGGGGCAAAGGAACTTGCAGAGAAATATAATATAAAAGATAGCACTATCAGAGTTTGGGCAAAGAGATATAAGTGGAATAAAAAAAAACAATGTAACGCTATTAAAAAAAAACATAACAATGTAACGTTACAAAAAAAAGAAACGTTACACGTTACAAAAAAAAACGTTACAGAAAGTCAAAAAAGAAATATCGTTGAAAAAGTTATTAACGAAGAAGAAAAAGAAATAAGAAATAAAAAGAAACATAGTAAATTAACTGAAAGAGAAAAAGAGTTTATTCGTAATTATTTTGCTTGTAAATTTAATGTCAAACTTGCAACATTAAAAAGTGGTTACAAACAAGAATCACAAGGCTTTTTTATCTTAAGAAAAGAAAAAATAAAAAAAATAATTGACAGAATCAGAAAAACATTTGTTGTATCTGATCCGCTACTGATAGACCCTGATTTTATAAATGACGAACTTTTAAAAAATCACTTGATGGCAAACGGAACGCTCAAACAAAAACAAGCGGAAGTTGTCGAAAAGAAAATTAAAAAGCCCGTTGTTGTTGATTTAAACGGTAAAAAAGTTGTGAAATATGAGGAATTTACAGAGGCGGAGATAGTGGAGTATGAGGCGGCAATTACTGACTTGAGAGCTAGTACTCAATCTTTACAATTGTTAGCAAAATTAAAAGGCTTTGACAGACCGCAGCAGGAAGAAAACAAAGAAGAAAAAAATCTTGTTGCATTGTTGCAGAGCATAACGGCAGAGGTTGATGCTGATGAATAAACTCAATAAAAAACAGATTAATATTTTAAAAGTTTTTAGAAAAGAACAACCGAGAATCACTATTTTACACGGTGCAAAGAGGTCTGGAAAAACATTCTTAAATAACTTGTTAATGTTATCTCATATTTCACATTTTTATAAGCAAAACCTTAATTTTATTATCGTTGGAGCAACTTCGGGAGCAATTTGGCGGAATGTCTTAAATGACTGGGAAACAATGCTGGAAACAACATTCAAACTCAGTAAAGATGGAAGTTTTAGGCTGTTTGGGAATAACATTTATATTTTCGGTGGAGAAAAGATAGACAGCTGGAAAAAGATGCGGGGAATGACTTCTCACGGAACGTATATAAATGAGGCAACGGCATTGCATAAAACATTTATTGAGGAAGCATTTTCAAGGACTTCAGGGCAAGGAGCAAAAATATTTATAGACACCAATCCTGATAATCCAGGGCATTTTGTCAAAAAGGATTATATCAATAAAGCAGGGGAACGCTTGGAAAATGGCAAGTTGAACATACTTTCAGAACATTTCAGGCTTGATGATAATGAATATCTTATAAATAACAGTCCAGAGTACGTTGAAAGTATTAAAAAGACTACTCCAATTGGTGCAACATATGACAGAGATATTTTAGGACTTTGGGTAGCACAGGAAGGAATAGTTTTTGGAGAGTTTAGCGAAAAAGAAAATGTTATTGAAAGTATTGAAAACATTAGCTTTAAAGAATTTTATTTTGGAATCGACTGGGGGTATGAACATTACGGAGCTCTTGTGATTATTGGTGTTGATTATGATGACATTTACTATATTGTCGAAGTAATTGCAAAACAGCATAAATATTTTGAGCCGTACTGGAAACCAAAAATACTTGAAAAATACAGGCAATACAGACCTTCGAGAGTATTCTGTGATGGCGCAAGAGCAGAATATGTGAATGGATTAATAGATGTTGGAATCGATGCAGAAAACGCAAAAAAAGATGTGAAAGAGGGAATTGACTTAGTCGGTGCTATGTACAAGCGAAAGGTATTAAAAATAGTCAGAAGTGCATTTGAAGGGCGTTTTGAGGACGAAATTTATAGCTATGTATGGGGAAAAAATGATGAGCCAGTCAAGCTTAACGATGATACACAGGATGCGGTACGTTATGTCATGTACAGTCTGAAAAAGAATGAAGACGGTATTGCTTATCTCTTTAACGACTAAGGAAAGGGGGAAACTGGATGGATGAGAAACAAAGGAAACGGATTAAAAATTACTATAACAGAACACAATATGATAATGCTAATTTTAATGACAATACACCGAATTTATTTGACGAAACAATAGAAATATTTAATCCTGTTAAAGATATTACAAAAGCCCTTATTTCCGCTGCTATCAAAGATTTACAAACAAAAAAGGAAGAACTGCAAAAGGTGTGGGATTTTAACAAAATGCAGGCGTTCAGCAAAAAAATCTGCAAAGAAATGTATTTGCAAGAAGTCGTATTTGTTGAAGCGATAAGAACTCAAAATGATGAAATAATCTATATTTTACATGAAATAGATAATATAGAGCACATTGAACAATTTGGGGAGCTGATACAGTTCAAAATTGACGGAGAATACTCATATTTCAATGAAAAAGGCGAAGAGCTTACAGTTTCGTTTTCTCGTGAATACAAAAAGCTTGAAAATGGAAAAGTGAAAAAAGTTGAAATAATTGATAATCAAGTCTTTGAAGCTCCGTTTATGCTTGACAAGATTCCGGTTGTAAAGTTTCGGACTGATTCAAATATTATAGAAGCTTTGAATATTATTGACAAAATCAATGTAATTGAGGCTTATATTCACAATGTTCTAGATATTCACGGCGATCCGATGGTGCATGCTGGAGATGTTGGAAAATTTGCTGACATCAATGGAAATGAACAGGAAAAAAAGAATGCGGAGGCATTGGAAACATTCAGATTCAAAAAGAAAAGATTCATTTACACAAAACCTGGGGAAAAAACGGCATTCTTTAAATATATCGAACTTTCAAAACCTTTAATTTCAGAGATGCAATCTAACATTGAACGACTTGAAAAAAGGTTGTCAAACTTATTTCCAGAGTTTTTGCTTGTAGACACTAAAACTCAAAACGTGTCACAAGAAACGTACACAATGAAAAATAATGGTCTAAGAACCAAAATTCTTTCATTTAGAACAGATTTTTTAAAAGGGCTTGTTGACTTAGATAATTCGGCTTTGGAGCTGCTGGGAAGAGTGTCAGATGTGACAGAGGATGATTATACTTATTTAGACCCGTTTGAAGAGGCGGAAAAGCTTTCAAGATTAACAACAATTGAGAAAATGGCGGATGTAATAGCAAAACTTAAAAACATTGATGAGGAAATGGCACTAAGTGACAAGATAAACGCCTTGACTGCGGAAGTGACAGAAGAGCTTGAGGGAATGTATGAGTAAGAAAGTTGAACTCAAATGGGATTTTAAAACTGAAGAAAAGCTTTTTAAGATATTCAGAAAACTGAATTATTCTAAACTTAATCATAAAACGTTAAAAATACCCTCTAGTGACATTTTAAAAACTTTTATGAACTTTAGTATCAATTTAGAAAAAAAGTATCGTAAAACTAAAAATATTGATGTTAAAAAGCATTTAACATTAGCAACAAGACAGCTAAACGAAATAACGGAATGGCAACAGAAAATGAAAGAATTTATTGCCGAAAACAAAGATAATACAGACTTAAGAATAAAACTTAAGAATAACGCAAAATTCAGAGCTAGAAACATGAAAGGCAACTATTACAAAGACTTCTTAAAAGAAATAGTTGCAGAAGATTCTGAATATTTCAAATGGAACACGATGGGAGATGAACGTGTAAGACCTGAACATCAGGATAGGGATGAAGAAGTTTATAAATATGATGAAGCAGACCTTCTTCCTGGCGAAGACCCTGGTTGTCGTTGTTGGGCAACAGCTTATTTTCCAGATGATTTTGAATAAAAGAAAAGGGAGGAATATATGTATTTAAATTATTTAACAAGAATTTTAAAAGACAAAGAGCCTGAAGGTGGTGGAACAGGTGGAGATGGTGGAACGCCTGATTTAACAGTTGAAGAGTTAAAAAATAAAATAGCTGATCTTGAAAATCAGGGAACAGCTAAAGATGGAGAAAACTCTAAATTAAAAAAAGACCTTGAAACGTTACAGAAAAAGCTCTCTAAACTTGAAAATGAAGGCAAAACAAAGGAACAGCTGGACAAAGAGGAAAAAGAAAAGGTTGAAAAGGAGCTTCAGGAAAAGACTGATGAAATTAACTTGATGAAACTTGAAATTTCAAAAACTAAACTCATCGCAGAAAATAAGATAAGCGAACATTTCACGGATCTTATAATTCTGAATCCTGAAATGACTGAAAATGATTTAAAAGCTGCAGTTGAAACAGTAGCAAAAAAACAGGAAGCATTTAAAAATGATTTATTAAAAGAGTATTCAATAACAAAAACGGCAGAAGGTGTATTTAAAACAGGAACTGAAAAGGATTTTGTTGATAATATGCTTGAAGAAAGAGGAAAAACTGATACGGATTTAACAAAATTTATGAAATAAGGAGGAAATTAAATGAAAAAAAGAGCGGTAATGCACAGGGAACATTTAAATGTTGTAGTTAGAGGAGCAAAAGCCGATTTCGCTAATCAGTTAATAAAAGAAGGTGTAAGTTTATTTTTACCTGCTGGAACACTTTTAAAAAGTAAAAATAGCTATGATTTAAGGGAAAAGAGCGATTTGATGTTGCCAATAGCAGTTACAGAAAAAGCCGATGGTGTTTTAGTCCATGATGTTGAATTTAAGGACTGGGAAACAGAAAAACCATTGACAGTAGCTATCGAGGGGATAGTTTACTTGGACAAATTAATTGAAGTTGGAAAAGAACATAAAACACCGTTAACAGTCACAAAAGACAGATTACCAGCTGGTGTAACATACGTTTATAAGAACAGAAAATAACAAAAAAGGGGGAAATTGAGGATATGAAAGGATTGACAGAAATCTTTAAGGCTAGTGCCTTAAATAAATATTATGCAGGGGTAAAAGAAGAAACACTAGCGGAGACAATGTTTCCAATGGCTTATAATAATGACTTTGATTTAAATGTAATAAACGGGATAGGAAACGGTGCAGTTGAAGTTATCCAGTTTTCAAATTTTGATGCTGATATTTTAGCTAGAGATTGGGGTTACAGAACTCACACAAAGGAAGGAAAGGAATTTTTTAGGGAGAGAATGGTAATTCCTGAAAAAGAAAGAATGACTTTATTCCAATTCTTAAACTCAAAAGATGAAAGCTTAATTCAGAGTTACACAGCACAATTATATGAAACATTTGCTGGAAAAGCTGGATTCTTAGCTTCAGTAAGAGCGTTAGTAACTTACACAGTTTCGCAATTACTTTCAACTGGAAAAGTTACTTATATAGCTGAAAATGGTGGTGGAAGAACAGCAGACTACAAACTGTCGGCAGACTTAAAAGAAACGTTGACAAGTACGGCTGTATGGAGTGCAGCAACATCTGATCCTCTAGAAGATTTAAACAGATGGAGAGAAAAGCTTGAAAGTAAAGGTAAAAAAGTTGAAATTGCTCTTATGAACAAAAACACGTTCAATAAGCTAAAAAAACATGCAGCGGTAGTTAAATTAGTTACTGATGCAAAATTAACACCTTCAAAAGCGAATATACTGGACAAAATAGAAGAAATGACAGAATTAAAAGTACTTATATGGGATGAAAAAATTTCAGTGAATAAAACTGAAAGAAATGTATTCCCAGATAATATCGTAACATTAATTCCGAACGGAGTTTTGGGGAAAATGGAATACGGTCCAACTCCAACAAAGGTTGATAAACTTTCAGGAGTAGCTAGTGGTAGAGACATTATAGATATAAAAGGAACATATGCACCTTTAGAAGTTGCAGCAATAGGAAAACATTCAACAGTAACCAATGTTGAAATAGTTATTGAAGCTATGGTTGCACCAAATCCAACAATAATGGATTCAATGTTTATAGGGACAGTAGGATAGAAGGGGGAAAATAAATGGCAAATGGGAAAAAACAAGTAGAGTTAGAAAACAATACAACTACAGAGAATACAGCTATAGAGAATAATACAGGGGCAGAGAATACATCTGCTCCTACTGAAAAAAATATAAAAGTAATTGTACTTTTGCCATTCTTTGATGACAAAAGGCATGAAATTGGAGAAGTTCTTGAAGTTTCTAAAGAATATTTTGAAGAACTGAAAGAAAAGAATTTAGTGGCTGAAAGGGAAGAATAGAAATGCTTGATCTTGATGAAAGAATAGAAAAAGCTAAAAAAACAGTACCTGAAATAATGGATTCAGACATTGAGGTTGTCAGAAATTTATATAAAATAGTCTTTGAAAAACATTCAGAGGAAAAACATGAGTTATTAAGAGTGTATCTTTTAGGGTATCTCTTAACAATGAATGAAGAACTGAATTTTGAAGAAATACAGATTTCGAATGTGGTCTTAAAAGAGGGGGCAGGTAATAACAATCCATATTTCAGAATGTACACAGAATTATTAAAACTGATGGGAGTAGATGAAAATATTCCTACAGTTGGAATAATTTAAGGGGGAAAATAATGATTTTAAGAAATAATGAAAAAGTAGAAGTTTTACTGGTAGATTTTAATCACATTCTTCTTAAAACTGGAGACAATGAACTTGAGCTGTCTCCTAGAAGGCTTGAAATAGCTTTGAATGAAATAGAAGAAAGAAAGCTTAATATTGAAGTAGTTGAAGAAGAAACAAGTAAAAAGAGAGGAAGTACGAATGCCAGTAAGATTGAAAATAAAGGAAAAGCCACAGAATAAGAAATTTATGGAGTTTTTGGCTTTGCCAAAACAGACAATAAAGGTCGGAACAAACATAAATTATGGAGTTAATGGGAATTTTGACGCTTATGGATTATCAAATGTCTTAGAAAGTGGATCCAGCAAAGGAGTTCCTGGCTGGCATTATAACGAAAAGGCATTTGAGAAATTTAAGCCAACAGGCGAAAGGCTCTTTAAATCTGGTGTAAACAACATTATAAAAGGTGGTTGGAATATTGATTCTATGTTGAATCAAATTGGAATAGAAGCTGCTACACAATATAAAAATATGATCGAAGAAATAAAAAGCCCAGGTAACGCACAAGCAACAATTGATAAAAAAGGGTTTGACAATCCAATGATTGAAACAGGATTCTTTAAATTTAATATTTCTGCCGAAATAAATGGTAGTAAAAACGTGAGGTAGGAATGGATAAAAAAGTATTAAATGCAATAAAGAAAATCACTAAAGTGATAAAAATGTTTGAACAGGATGTAGTATTACTTTCTGAAAACAAAAAACCTAGATTTGATGAAAAAGGTAAATTAATCAAAACACCTTCTGAAATAAAAATCAGGATGGCAATAATGACACCTAAAAATAAATATTACCTTGATGAATCAATTAGAGGAACTTCATTATCTGACACAAAGGAAGGGTATTATATTCTGAAAGAAAACGATGACTTTAAAATAAGTGAAAATTCTTTGTTAAAGTGCAAGGATAAAATTTATAAGGTTATCAAAGTAGAAGAAAATTATGGAATATTCTTAAGAATGGAGTTGAATATTGATGACAAGCGGGATTAAAGATGAACTGATTGAGGATATTCAACAGATATGTAAGAAATTTGGAATAGAAATAGCAATTGATGACTATGATAAAGATGAATTGACAGCGGAACAGTATGACAGTTTGAAATTTCCAGTCGTGTTTTATAACATTTATCATAAAAATGTTTCTCAGATTGATTTTGAGGGCAATAAATACAGATATGATGAAGGAATGGAAGTAATATTGACTATGGAAAGCAGAGAAGAAACAGAGTTGTTTAATATGCTTTATTTATTCCTTGTAAACATGGATGCAACAAATGAATACTTTGGGGTTAGAAAACACAAAAGAAAAATAAGAGATGTTTTCAAATTACAGGAAACATATTCTTATTTTAAAGGGAGAAGGTACTTAAAAAAAGTTCTGCAGTTTACATATTATGCAGAACACTTAATAAATAAAAATTTTAATTAGAGGGATTATAAAAGGGGGAAAAGATGGCAATAGAAATAAATGATGTGAATATGCTTAATGACATTCAGATAAAAGCAGAAAATAACAGAAGATTTTTTTCTGATGTTAGAAGCATATGTTTTTTTACGAAAGATTTTGCAATAGAGCCGACTTTCATAACAAAACCACAAGATGTAATTGATTTAAATGTTTCAGGGCTTGATGAAAATCATGAGTTTTATAAACTTATCCAAAGTGCATATAGTCAGCCTTTCACACCAGTTTTAGTAGTTATTTATGGGAATAATACGGCTGATTCATTCACAAAGCTTATTGAAACATATAAAAAACACGAAAAAGCATTTGAAGTCACTAACTGGGTTACAAATATGGACGCTAAAGCAAACAAGACATACGTTGAAAGTATAGTGGCTTATGCAAAAACTGATAAGGAAATACAAGTGGGGATAGCACTTGATATTGAAAAACTTACAGTTACGACTGCTTTGGAATATATTAAAAATGCAAATGCTGACAATGTGGCATTCATAGCAGAGGGGAATAAAAACATAAAGCTTGGTAACTGGTTAACTGGAGCTTTGTTTGGTGGAACAATAGGGACTAAAATTCCTGGAAGTTACATAGTTCATTCGACAGAGATACATGGATTTGTTCAGGAAACTTATTCTCCTACTGAACAAGTTTCTATGAAAAATGCCGGACTAAGTTATCTTAGTAAACCAACACAAGGATATTTTCATGTTGTTGGTGGGTTTAATTCGGACAATAAGAAGTTTACAGAACTGAACATTATAAAAATATGGTTACAGGATAGATTAAAAAAAGATGTTACAGTATTTCAAGTAACTACTGATAAAATACCAAACAAAGATTCTGGGAAAAATATGTTGCGAGCAATAATAACAGCAGATTTAAAAATTGCAGCTAACATGGGAATGCTGGATGCTGATAACTCTGGAAATGTTTTTGGAACAATAGTTGAAACTGATAAAAATGGGAACAAATTTAAAAAACAACTTGGAAGTCTTTATATTGGAGAAACAACACAGGAAAGCTCAAGAGAAGGAACTTTTGATTTTGATTTAAACGTAAGTTACTTGAATGGAGCACGATTTGTAAAATTGAGAGGAATTGTAACAACAGAGGGGAAAATAATCTTTGAATAATAAAAGGGGGATAAAATTAATATGAGTAGACAATATAACGTTAAAAATGTTCATATAGCATTCACGACTCCATTAGGGATATACCAAATTGGGTGTAGACACGAAGATGGATTTGAGGATGATCCTTCAAGTGAATCTTCATCTGAGACGATAGGTAGCTGCGGAAAAAAAGTCTACAACGTTTTACCTGATGGGTCGGTAGATATTAAGCTTAACTTATTATATGGAAGTTCTGAAAACACTACAATGTGGTTGCTATATGAAGCTTGGAAGGGTGCCAAAAGCGAATTTCCAATGTCAATAGCAGTAACTGATGAAAATGCTAAGGAAAGTTTTTTCTATCCTAATGTTTCATTTAAGAAAAGACCTTCCACAAAATTTTCAAATGAAAGTGGGACAGAAGCTACAACTTGGGAATTAAAAGCTGAAGACAAAAATTATATAAAAATATAGGAGGAAAATAAATGAATATAGACAACTTAAAAGAAGAAGAAAAAAAAGCAATTGAAATGACTAGATCAGCAGCAGGACTTGAAACAACTGTTAGGAGAACTGAAGAAGCAGAATTAATAGTGGAAAATCTTGAAGAAAAGAAAGACAGATTAAATGAAGCAGAGCTGGAGAGAATAAAAAAAGTTAAACTCTCTCCGGGCGTTTCTTTTTCAATATGGCTGATTGACTGGAAGGACAGACTTAAAGAAGTTATAGTGACATTTCCTAAAACTTCACAGGCAATGAAATATAATAATTTAACTATGAACCCTAATAACTCAAAAATAGAAATAGGGCTTATAGAAATATTGGAACATTTCAAAAATGATGGACTTTTAAATAATTTTGAAGTGGATGACTTTCCTTTGCCAGAAGTTACTGAGTTAGCCGGGTTCTTAACGAGAGTGATTCAGAATCCCAAGTTTAAATAATTCCGCTGTCCAATTTTATGGGGGTAGAATTATTTACACTGAAAAATTCAAATCTAACATAAGCCATTTTGAAATGATGGCTATAGAGCTTGAAACTTCGGATAATTTTAAGAATTTCAATTCATTTGAATTTTTAAGGGATTTTGATAAAGGGAAAATAACAGAAAAAGAACTCGAAAGATTCCTTTATATGCACTATATAAATAAGTTAATGAATAAAGAAAAAATGGAAGAACAGGAAAAAATAAATAAAGCTGTAAAAAAGGAGGGATAGGCTTTGTCAAGTGAGTTGGGAGTTACCTACTCGTTAGAGTTCGTAATAAAAGATAAAAGAGCTTTAGAAGCAATACAGAATATGATGAAAAATGCACAGAAACTTGTTGATACACTTGACAAGGTCAGCCTTGAAAAAGCAAGCAAACAGGCTCAAAGCTTTAAAGCTGATATAAAACAGGCTTCAGATAGTCTTAAAAATTTGAATAAAGAAAAAACAAAAACTGAAAAAAAAGTAAAGAATCCTGTTAAACCTGTAGAAGAAGGGGCAAAAAAAGCAAATTCAGCAATGAAAATGCTTAATACCACAATTAATGACATTGCAAGAGGAGCTAAGTACAGGATAGGTGCTTTTCTAGCTCAACAGGCTGGACAGGCAATGAAAGATTTCAGCAATATTGACTTTGACATAAGAGCTGCAGCTGCGAAAACTGGTGGATTTGGAAAAGACTATAAAGAATTATTGAAATTGAGTAATAGAGTTGGTGGAGAAACGACATACAGTAATGCTGATGTGGCCAAAGCTATAAACTCAGGGGCAACTTTAGGGATAAAAGCAGATGAAATGAAAAGCATACTCCCTTCTTCTGCACAACTTGGACAGGCTTTTAACGTTCAAGATTTATCTTATGTTATGGAAACAATAAAAATGCAAATGAATGCTTATGGACTTACGGGAAAAGATGCACAAAAAGTTACAGATATGATAGCTGTGACAGCTAAAAATAGTGCAGCTGATATTGAAAGGCTGAGAGAAGGTTTTAGCAATTTAGGTTCTTCAGCTTCACAATTAAAAATACCTCTTGAAACAACATACGCAATGCTTGGAAAGCTTAATGATAATAATCAGTTGGGAGGAAAAGCAGGTACTGCGTTAAATGAAATGTTTAAAAATTTAGCAAACTTCAAAAAAAGAGGAAAACTTGAAGAGCTAATTGGTCCAGTTACAGATAGCAAAGGGAACTTACAAGATGTAGTTGGAATAATGGAACGTTTAAAAACTGTTACTGATAAAATGGGAACTGCTGATAAAGCCTCCGTTCTTCAGACAATTTTTGGAACGAGAGGAAGCCGAGCCGTTTCAACAATGTTAAATAACAATACATTGAATCAATTGAAACAGTTGCAGGAACAGATAAAAAATAGTGGTGGAATGACTAAACTTTTAAGTGACTTTATGATGAACGGACCAGGTGGAGCAATAGAAAGATTTCTTTCTACTTTAGAAAGTGCCTTTCAGAGTGTATTTTCTTCGTTAGCACCTCTGATAGTGCCAGTAAGTATGGCGTTAGTAGGATTGTTGAATATAATAATTCTTATCAATGAAAAAGTACCTTGGTTGGCACAAATGGTAACGATATTCGGTGCTTTGATAATTGGAAAACTCGTTTTTGGTGCATTAATAGTCAAGGTATTGGAGTTTGTTTCAGCAATAAAAGCTTCAGCATTGGCAATAGGTGGACTTAAACTTGCGATAATGGGTGGAATTGTCATAGCTCTTGTAATAGCTTTCAATCTTTTACAGCGATGGCTTGACTATCTGTCACAGAATGAAGCAGCAAACAGGGAATGGCAGGCAACATTAAAAGCGTTAGGAGACACATTCCAGAGTCTTATAAGTTTAATATCAGAATTTGTTTTGGCATTATTTGGAATGACAAATAAGCAAAGGGAAGCTAAAAATGGACTTAAAGATACGAAGAAAAATGGCGATGATGTTGTTAAAACTCTGAAAGACTTAAGGGAAAATATTGAAAGATTTCAGAAAAGGATAGAAGACGCCAAAAAATGGATAGATGATAATGCGGACGCTATTCAGGAATGGGGAAAAAGAATAATTATATTAATTGGAATCTTTAAAGGTTTATCTTTGGCTGTTTCAATTTTTAATCTTGCAATGTCATTAAATCCTTTGATAATCGTCATAACGGCAGTTATAGGAATGATTACTTTTTTATGGTTCTGGCTTACGTGGCTTTACAATAATGTTGCTTGGTTTAGAGATGGAGTAAATGCCATCTGGGATTTTATAAAAGATCATTGGATAGCAACAATTGGATTAATTGCTGGTGCTATATTAGCTGGTCCTTTAGTGGGTGCTTTTGCAGCTTTTATAGGATGGTTAATAGAACTTTATAATGAAAATGAAAAATTTAGAAGTTTTTGTGACACTGCTTGGGCAATTATAAAAGAGGTTGTAAAGAGTGCATGTGATGTTGTAGTAAGTGCCATCAATGGAATAACAGGAGCTTTGAAAGGAGCTTTGGGAGCCTTAAATGATTTACTCAATGGAAGATGGGGAGAGCTGGGAAACAAATTGGCAAGCATACCGAGAAAAACTGGAAATTTACTTTTTGGGGAAGATTTGACAAACCATTATCTTGGTGCTCCTAAGAATAAAAAACAAGCGAAAGCTACTGGTACTGATTATTTCCAAGGTTGGAAGTCAAATGGCTATACAACAGTAGATGAACAAGGAGATGAGGCTATATGGTTACCTAATGGCTCTATGGTTGCAAGAAACACAACAACAAGGGATATTCTTAACACTGCAAAAGCAATAAGAAATAATACAAGAGGTGGTGTCCAAGGTGGAAAAACGATAGTAAATCATAATACTTTTTATATAAAAGCAAATGATAGCAAAGGGGCATCGCATGAAATAATAAATGAATTAGAAAAACTGGGGATAGTTTAATAAGAGGGAGGTATTTATGCTGAAAGAATTTTTGAATAAGTTATTTAAAAATATGGATTTGTCTAAAATAGAAAAAATGTATCAGAAATATGGGGAACTATATGACAGATATTTCAAAGCAAAGCCAAATGCACTTTTGGGCGAAATACCTCTTTTTGTTATTTCAACCAATTTTTCACAGGAAAACGAAGTAACAGGGTATAAGTCCTATTTGAAAGATGATTTCAATGAAAACATGTTTATAAATCCTTATACTATACAAGTTGAATGTTTTATTTTTGGCAGAGAATGGAAAAGTGAACTTGAAAAAATGATTCAGTTTTCAAAGGAACGTAAATATACAGCCCTGATGTATGAAAAACTGGATAATAAGATATACGCTCCATTAGCACTGACAAATTTTTCATATACTGAAGATTGGCAAGCATATACAGGAATAAAAGTAAGTTTGACATTAAAACAGGTCAATTTACTGGAATTTACTAAAGATGAAAATGGGATAATCACAACTAACGTGTATAATCCTAATGCAACAGTTCAGAATAGGGAATTGAATCCTATTTCACTTAATGAAGTTCTACATGAGAAATACAACAATGATTCAAGGACACAGGGGGTAGTATAGTATGCTTTATAGTTTAAATATCACATACAATAAAGAGAAAAAAAATTCCTATAAAACCTTACTAAGTAAAAAGGACAAGAGTAAGATTGTAATACTCGATATTTATGCAATTAAAGGGTGTTGGTATATTGACATAAGGGATGAAGAAAAAGAACTTCATATGGGGCAAAAAATAAACTCATACGAGGACTTATTCGAGATATGTAAACGCAGATACAGAGATTTCCCTGAATTAAAACTTATGGCGTTGCCAATAAATACTAACGGATTTGATGTTGACTTTGATACAAATACTGCTGGTATACTTCAGGATTTAATGGTGGTGGAAAATGAGTAAAAACTGGATTTTATGGGACAGATATGCAAAAGTTACTTTTACTTTAAAAAATGAAGAAAAAGTAATTTTTGAAAGATTTCCAGTACAAAATGGAATAGACAGTTCCCCTGACTTTGAAATCGAATCAGAGTTTGACACTACAGAAAATACTAATATCTGTAAAATTACACTAATAAATCTGACTAATGATATGGTAAAAAAATTAGTTAGAGGAACAGAAGTATTGGTCGAAATAGGATATTCAAATGATAGTGAAGAAAATAAAGATATTGGAGTTATCTACAAAGGAATCATTGAGGAAACACAGGGAAAATTTGAGGGAACAGATAAGAAATTTACTGTGACATGTAATACCTATAACGACGAATACAAGGACACCAAAATCAATCTTAAGGCAGGAAGAAGAACCAAGGCGAGTACTATAATACATCTAATTATTTCAAAACTGGATAAATTGAAAGTTGGAAAAATAGAATTGACTAAAGATGTAGTTTATGAAAATGGAAAAACCTTAAACAATAATGTAAAAAGTATATTTAAAACAATAGCTAAAGATTGTGAAAGTATATTCTTTATAAAGGATGGACTTGTCTATTTTCAGAAATCAAATGATGTGAATCTGGGAATTATTGAATTTGATCCCAATCTTTTTATGGATATAACTTCAAATCAGGATGGCTATACATTAAAAAGTGTCATAGACCATCGTCTAAAGGAAGGTTACAAATTAAAAATTGACCTGAAAGAAGAGTTTGAAGGAATAGAAATAAAAGGGGAATATTTAATAATAAAAGGAAAACATATTATTAAATTCAATCAGGAAGCATATACAGAGATTGAAATAAAAACAAAACTTGAAGAAAAAGAAAATGAAAAGGTAATTGAAATAGTCACAAATGCCAGTGGAAAAAATAAGAATGCCTCAAAGAAAAAGGAAAAGAAAGAAAAAAAGAAAAAAGGCAAAGCTAAGAATAGTAAAAAAAATGTTAGTAAGAAAACAGGAAAAAAAGATAATGACTGGGAAAGAATTAAAAATACATATGGAGTTAAAAAATAATGAGAAGAAAAACAGTAGGAGAAATAATAGAGGGACTGACTGATGAAAAAATAAACTCAATAAATACAATAGCGATTGCAAGGATTGAAAAGGTGGATAATACAAAAATGATGTGTGACATCCAATTGCTTGATATTCCAGAAGTAATGGGAAAAAGAGATGAAGTTCCAGTAATTGAGGATGTTCCTATAGCTCCAATATTCTGGGGAAAATCTTGCAAAGTAAACGCTCCTTTATCAAAAGGGGATAAAGTTATAATTGGATTTTGTCAGCATGAAACTTTTTTTGCAAGAAATTCAAATGATCCAATCGAACCTGAGTACGAAACAAAGTTCGATATTAATAATGCAATTGTTATTGGCCAAATAACTTCAGACAGTGAAAATGGTCCATATGGGAATGATTTTTACATTGTTTATGGTGGAAATATCATAAGAATGAACTCAGGAGAAGTTGAAATAACAGCTCCTAGCATAAAACTTAATGGGGATACAACCATATCAGGTAGTTTGGATGTAGGAAAAGACATAACAACAAACGCTGACTTAACAGCGAGTGGAAAATCGTTCCTTAATCATACTAACGGAGGTATTCCTATTGATTAAAAGGGGGAATAAATGGAATCAATACAGAGTTGGCAGACAGTAGAAAAAGACAGAATGATTGATGTTTCCCTGAAAAAAAATATTGATTTGTCAAAACCATTGGAAAAGATAAGGCTTAGGCTTGAAAATAAGCTGCGGTTATTTTCTGAGGAGTGGTTTTTGCATAAAAATGAAGGACTTTATTGGATAAAAAGAGCAGAAAATGCAGGACAGATAGGGGAAATGTTACAGAAATTTAATATTGAATCTCAAATAAGAGAAACAATTTTATCTGATAAGGATGTGGATTCAATATTAAAGTTTAAAAGTAATTTTGTAAATTCAACAGGAAATTACACTTTTGAGGTTGAAATACTTCTAAAAACAGGGGAAATTTTGAATTTTTAAAAAGGGAGGGTTAATTGATGTTTGGAGTAACAGAAGAAGGCTTCAAAATAAAGGATTTTCAGAGTATATCAAATGATATTCAAGGCAGATACAGAGTCAGACTTCAAGATAATAATTATGTATTAGATTTTAATACTCCTGAAGGGATCCATTCTGAAGCGATAGCATATGAGTTAAAAGAAGTATGGGAAAACTTATTAAGATTAAATAATCAAATGAATATAGATACTGCAACTGGAGTATATCTGGATTATTTTGGAACTTTATTAAGAACTCCAAGAAGAACAGGAAGTTATGCAACGGGACAAGTAAAGATAATAGGAAATCAAAATTTAGCCATACCTTCACAGACAGTAATAAAATATGCAGAAAAAGAGTATGTCATTTTAAATAATGTTGTCCTTGATATTCCAGAAATAACAGGAGAATATTCAAAAACGGCGTTTATACAGGCAATAAATCTTGGAAGTGAATATAATATTTCAACAGATGTTGAATTTGAATTTGATTATCAGGGAATAAAAAAGATAACGAATGATACAGATATAACAGGTGGAGAAAACAGTGAACCTGACAGTATATATAGACCAAGATTGAAAAAACAGCAGATAACAAAAAAAACAGCTATACATGAAGCTTTGTATAATGGACTTATGGCATTGGAAAATGTTAAGGATTGTATAATTTTAGACCCTGAAACAAATCCTTCAACTGATCCTGGGACAATAAAAATTTTTATTGATGGAACACCAAATGACAATATTTTTGAAACAATATTGGATTTGAAAGCTGATGGAATTCTAACTTTAAAAGACGATAATGCTCAATCAATGGAAAAGGAGCTTAAAAGGGATTCTTTCAAAAGAAAAATAATTTATAACCTAATCAAATACAACGGATTCAGAATAAAAGTTGAAGTAAAAAAAGTTAAAAATGAAGATGAAAAAGATAATCGTTGGACACCGTTAATAAAACAAGAAATACTGAAGTATATAAATAATTTAAAAAGTGGAGAAGGGATTTCTTATGTAAAGGTATATTCGGAAATTTTGGGAATTGATGACTTAAGAGAAATCAGTTTAAAAATGGGAACGGAAAGCTCAAATGTTGCTGAATATAATTTTGATAAGGTATTTCCTATACCGATAGGTCAAAAATTCCAAATAAATGAGGACAATATTGAGGTGCTTTATGTATAAGGACAGTAAAGAATACACGGATAAAGTAATAAGCAGATTCCCTCATATGTATCGTAGGGACAATGAAAGTAATAACTATTTTTTGCTTGAAATATATCTTGAAGAAATAAGACAGGCAAGTCAAAGCTTGTATGAATTACTTGAAAGTTTGAATATTTTAAAGGCGAAAGGTTATGTTTTAGAGAAATTTGGAAATACTTTTAATCTGAAAAGAAAAAACAGGGAAAATGATAACATCTATAGACAAAGAATATTAGCTGAACTTGCTTCACAGACTAAAAATGCTACTTTTGAAACTTTATTAAATGTATTGAAAATTATTGTAGAAGATCTTGAACAGAATATATTTGTATTTGAAGAAGGAATAAGAAAAACTACTGGGAGCCATAATATACAAGGTTTAAGTGTTTTTAAAGGAAGTTTTGGGAGTAACAATTTAATCAAAGAAAATTTTGAAACTAAAGGTGGAACTTTATATCTAATTCTGAATAAAAGACTACCCAGTTATCTAAGAAACAGTATAAAAAACACTTTACTTGATATAAGGGCAAAGGGAGTTGAACTAACAATAGATTTTAAATATAAAGTACAGACCGCAAACTATATAAGTGGTGGTGCTTTTGTTGGAGTAAGAAGGATATTACATATAACTGACAGTTTTTATGATGAAATATTACAAACCAAAAATTATGAAACTAATTTAGCAAAAATAAATATTATTACACAGGAGGGGGTAAGATAATGTTTAAAAAGATAAAAGATTGGCTTGGAGCGAATTTAGATGTGTACAAAGTAGAAAAAGCCGATGATGTAGGTGCTGGACTTGTAAGACATAAATGGCAAGGGGAACAAACTGCAACACAGATTGGAACGACTCTTACATCTGATATTCTGAATAACTTTCAAAAAGGATTAATTCCTTTTGTTGAAACAGTCAGAACAACTGGAACAAATAAAGACATATATACAGTATCTGTAAATGGATTGAAAGAATTTGGACTGTTTGATGGATTGAAATTGTTATTGCAAATTGATAATGAAAATCAATATGACAATTCGGTAATAAACATTAATGATGAAGAATATCCATTATATTCAGTGAAAAATGGGACTAATGAAACTGTAAAAAAAGGTAGTTTAAGGGCAAAAAGTTATTATTTTATTACTTATAATCAAAATGCTTTTTATTTGAATGCTGGAAATGTATTAGGAACAGAATCAGACACAGTTTTAGAGGGAAAAAGACTGGCAGAAATAATTGGATTGGAATTTGGAGGAAATATTCAGGACACAGGACCAAAAGTCAATGGGAAATTTTACTATGATAAGGCTTTGAAGTACTATTACGAATGTATTGCAAATAATAGCCTTACATATAATGATGGATCTAAATTCAGGGCAATAAGTAATAAACCGATACTAGACAAATTGGAAAATTTATTCAAAGTGGAAGTATTGCCTATGACGCATCTACTAGGATATATAGCCGCATCGGATGTGACTGAATGGTATGCAAATCTTCCGTCACATATTAAAAAGGAAAAGGTTATCTCAATAACAAACATCAATCAAGGTTTTTGGTTTGAGTACTGCAACTTAGATTTAACCGCCAGCTGTGTCAGAGTAGGTGGCAAAGGCAATTTTGCAAGTGTAACTCTAAACAGTGTAAAAGTCTTGATTGCATATTTCACTTAAAATACAAACATAACATAAATGTGTCTTCCGTCTATAGCTTTGGAAACAAAAAATAAATAATAAAAAATATTAGGAGGTAAAAAAATGATAATTTATATTTATGACAAAAACACATTAGAGCTAATAGCTCAACCGATGACTTTAGGAGTTGAAAAATTCAAAGAAAATCCTAACTTGTTTTTTCCGGATTGGAATTCGGAAATAATGACTTTTTCAACATCATTCCTTATAAATCCTGTTGTTGACACAGAAACAGGAGAACTAAGGGAAATGAACGAATATGAACAAATTGTTGCTGGAAAACTCTTTTTAGCGGACGGAGAGTATTTAGATGAAAAGACTAAGTCTGTTAAAAGAGTTGAAAAGCCGAACGACTGGAGCATTTGGGATAGAGAAAACAAAAAATGGAAAGTGGATAACACTTTGCTAAACGAAAGAAAAAAGCAACTTAAAGAGAAGCTGTTACAGGACTTGGCGGAGGCAAAGTCTAATTACTTAAATCAGACAATAGAAATTGAAAAAGCTGGTAAAAAGTACACATTTGAAAATAACGAAAAAAACAGAAACAGGCTATCACTCAAAATATCTCTGATGTGGGTGCTGGATCAAAATAAAATAGAAAAAGTAAAAGCACAGAATGAAAAAGGACTTGTTGAATTTATTGAGTTAAATAAAGCAGAATTAAAAGTTTTAGCTGAAAAAATACAAAACATAATTGAAGTTGCTGATATGGCAGAACAAACAGCAGTAACTGGTCTTGAAAGATACACTATTGAACAACTGTTAGAGCTTGATGTAAATGATTTTTTTAAAAATTAGAAAAGGAAGTGGTTTAAAATGGATAGATTCAAAAAATTTTTAGATTATATTTTCGAAGTTGAAGGAGGCTATACTAATGACGAGAATGATAGAGGTGGAGCAACAAACTTCGGGATAACACATTATGATGCTAAAAAGTATCTTGGTTATACTGGAGATATGCGAGATTTTAAAAAGTCAGATGCAGAAAAAATATATGAAAAAGTATACTATCGTGGAAATCATATTGACAAAATAACAGATGATAGAGTGGCTTTATCAATATTTGACTGGGCTGTAAACAGTGGTGGAAGAGGGATTAAAAAGGCTCAGATTGTAGCAAATAAATTTGGAGCAAACTTAGTCATAGATGGAATAGTTGGAAACAAAACACTAGAAGCAATCAATAATATAAATCCTGAAGCATTTTTGAAAGAATATCATGAAATACAGAGAACTTTTTATAAAAATCTTGCAGCAAGGGATAGCTCACAAGAAGGTTTTTTAAAAGGATGGCTAAACAGAGTAAATACAAAAGAAAAATTTATTGAAAAGGAGCTGGTATAAAATGAGAAAAGTGATATTAAATATCGGACATGGAGGGGTTAGAAAGGATCCAGGGGCATGCGCAAATGGATTTGAAGAACATGCATGGAACAAAGACTTTGTAGAAAATTATATTGTTTCAGAATGTAAAGAACAAGGTTTGGATTATTCTATAGTAAATCAAGATTATTATTCGACATTACCAGGAAAAATTAACAATATAGCAAACAAAGGGGATATAACTTTATCATTTCATTTGAATGCTGCAGGAGAAACAGCACATGGATCAGAAATGTTATACTGGCATACTTCTGAAAAGAGTAAAGAGTTAGCAGAATATTTACAGGAAGCAAACACTGAGGCAACACATTTAAGAAATAGAGGAATAAAACCACGTGTCAAAGGAGACAGAGGCTGGACATTGCTTTATAAAACAACAACTCCATGTATTATTGTAGAAAGTGGTTTTGTAACAAACAAAAATGATATGGAAGTGTTAGAAGCAACAAAAAAAGAACTGGCAAAATATTATGTAGCGGCTGTTAAAAATTATTTTGAAAGACAAGCTTAAATCTTGAAAATATAAAAACTTTTATATTTTTGTTTTAAACGTTCCAAATTGATTTTAGGTATAAAAACTCAAAGAAACAAAAAGAATTAAAATTTAAGCTATTTTTGTGGCTCAAAATACAAATAAATTAAATAAGACAAAGGAGATGTTAAAAATGAAAGAATTTTTATTACAAATAGCAAACGGAGCAGGACAAAATGTTTTGAATTTAATCGGAGTATCAGCAGGAGCTTACTTAGTTACAATTTTAGGAAAAGGATTTATCAAATTTTATAACTTTTTGATAAATAGAAAAGTTGTAAGACTTGTCACAAAGTTTATTCCGCAAGGAATTGCCTTTGGAGATATCCTCAAAGGTACAAAACCGAATCATGAGGTATTATTTCAAGCTGTTTTAAGAGTGCAGAATTTAGTGTTAAAGGCTTTCCCTCCGCGGTTAAGACCGACTGTCGCTAAATTGTTAGATGCTAAAAAAATAGCAGACGAAATTGAAAGAGCATTAAATGAAGATAAGTCGGTGGGTTTAGCAAAAGCTCCAGCGGTGGAAGAATAGCGGAAAAGCTGGAGCAGAAAACAGAAGAAATAATTGAAAAAACGACTGACAAGGTAGTAGATAAAGCAATTCAAAAAGTAGTGGAGAGAGGAAAACTCTCTGCTACTGATAACAAGCTTAATTTTAATGTTATTGACTATAAGAGAGATTATAGCCGTAGCAACATATATGCAGACATAAATTATCGTGACAATTTTAAAGGAGATAGGGAGTTGTTAGCTAGAGCAGGATTTATCTATTATTTAGGCAGAAAGTAGGAGTTGCAATGGAGAGCACCAAAAACATATTCTTATACATCGAAAATCACGGCTTAAGTCTTGTTATTGTTGTAATGCTTGGCATAGGACTTTGGCGATACGTAGTTCCTTATATCAAAAAACAAACGGAAACTATGGAAACAATTAAAACCTTTTTTGAAAATCACAACAAAGGAGTGATTTCAGGCAAAGCTCTTGAATTAATGCTGGAACTACAGGCAAAAGCTTTAAGGTGGAGCATTGAAAATAAGTATATATTTTTTATTCAAAACAATAACATTAAACACAGGTATAACAACATAATATTTGAGATTGATAACTATCTCAATGTTAAAATGTTAAAATTTGAGGATGAATTGAAAGATATAACTGACAAAATCGCTTTTAAAGTTTTTTCTGAAATCTTTGAAGAATCAATTTTGGAACTAAAAAAAGACTTAGACATGATATTGCAAGCGTTAAAAGATGAGCAAACAGAACAGGCAGACTATGAAGTAGCAAAAAGAACTGTAAGACAGCATGCGGAACATTTTCAAAACAATTTAATAAAAAGAATAAAAGAGTTAACAGATTGAAGGCAGGACGTAGTTTCTGCTTTTTTTTGTAAAAAAATAAAAATATTTTATAAAAAAAGCTTGCTTTTTTTATAAAGATATGGTAATATATATGTGTAGGAAGGAGGTGAACACATGAGAGGGTTGAGACATCAAAGAAACTACAGTAAAAAGAAAAGGAATAAAAAAGACGATTATACCAAGTTAATTCCAGTGATAACCGCCTTAGTAAATCTGATAATTGCACTTATCAATTTACTGATTCTAATTCTTAAAGGTAGGAGGTAAAAACCTCCTACCAAATTATACCCTTTCAGAAAAATTATGTCAAATATTTTATTAAGTATATCAGGATTAATGTTGTGCCTATTTACTTATAAGCATAGTAAGAAAATAACAATTATAACGGCTATATTATACATTATAGGATTATTGTTTTTAGTAAGGAGATAAAAAATGACAAAACCAAGAAGTCTTAAAAAAGGAGAGAGTCCAACATGGGAAGTAGGAAGGAAAGCAACGGGTTTGAAAAGAAATAAAGCTTTGACAATGAGATTTACTGAAAGTGAGCTTGAATTTGTAAATAAAAAACTTGAAGAAATAGGTGGGAGTAAACCTGATGCCTTGTTGAAAATATTAAAATATGAGGTATAATAAAAATATAAAAATAGGAGGAAAAGATTATGATACGGTATGTAATTGCAGGAAATAATGAAACTTATGGAAATACAGAGTACAGAACAGGAGAAGACATTTACTCTAATCTTTGGAAAGTATATGAAAGAAAGGGAAAAGTAGTAAAAATTGAAATGGAATTAATAAATTACGATATTGATGAAATATTAGAAAAAATAAAAGATAAAAAATATAAAGATTCAAAAATACAAATTACAAGAGTAATGAGTTATAGATTCAAAAATAAATTGAAAGACTTTTCAATTTTTAGTTAATTAATAAAAATACCCCTTGACTTTTTCGGAAAAAGGGGTATAATATATTAACTTAATAGTGCATAATGCAATGTGAATATTATTGTTTGTTATAATTAGTAATTTTAATAGTGCATAGTGTAATGTAAATATTGTAGTTTGTTATAATTTTAAATCTTAATAGTGCATCATGTAAAAGAATAGAGCCTTAATTGGCTCTTTTTGTTTTATGAGGTATAATTAAAATAAAAAGGTGATTATTCATGTACAAAAATTATATCCATGTACAAATAGATAACGAGGTATTTAGAATAAATAAAAAGTACGAAAAATTTCTCTTTTTTTATCATATCTATCTAAAAGAAATATTGACAGAAGAAGAGATGGAGCTTTTGAGGAAATTCCTGACTAGCAGAAAATATGATAAAGTTTTTGAAATGGATAAATTAAAAAATATAGTAAAGCGAATCACTAAAGAAGAGTTTGAAAAAATAAAAAAGATGTAAAATAAAAAAAGATTAATTTCTTAATTGAAGTAGAAGTTAATCTTTTTTGTTTTAGTACCATTTTAGTACCATTATATTTTTAAAATATTCAATAAATCAATGAATATAAAGCTTAAATCATTTTTTGTAT